GAATACGGGATGCAACTGGCCGCTTACGGTACGGCGTGGGCGGGAGAGTCCTGCGCGTGCTTTCTGGCGAACGTCTTGGTTTCCACGAGCGAGCCGGGCCGGATCGAACTCGTCGACTGGACGGATCGCAAAGATGAGATGTGGGCCAGATTCGAGGCACGGCTGCACACGTGGATATTGGATCATCACTATGATCCAGCAGAATGGGAGGTAAAGAAAAATGCCAGTTAGAATCCACGGGAAAGAATACGCCACCGTTGCCGAGCGATTAAGCAAGTTTCGCAAGGACCACCCCGATTGGAGTTTGCTGACCGAGGTAGTGACGCTGGAGCCAGATCATTGTTGCTTGCGGGCCGACCGAGGTAGTGACGCTGGAGCCAGATCATTGTTGCTTGCGGGCCGTGGTCAAGGACGCAGAGGGTCGGGAATTAGCGACCGGTATGGCCTTCGAGCGAGTGAATGGCTCGCAAATCAATCGCACGAGTCACGTAGAGAATTGCGAAACCAGCGCGTGGGGTCGGGCCTTGGCAAATCTGGGCTACGATCCTGATGCGGCTGTCGCCAGTGCCGAGGAAATGGCCCTGGCGATGGAACGCCAAGCGAATCATTCCAATGGCGGGGCTACGAAGCCGACCACCCAGAAAACTGCCCAGAAAAAAGACCGCACCGACAAATTGTCTGCCGCCGATAAACGGCGGATCGCCGCCCACCTGAACGGACTGTGCGACAGCCTGAACATCGAGAAGATCACCCAAGACCCCTTATGGGCGCGCTATTTTGTCGGCTTCCTCCTGAGTCGTTACGAGGACGTCAAGGGCGTTCTGGTCAACGTGGACCAGAACAACTTTTTCGAACTATACCAAGAGGCCAACAATGCCTGGCAAGGTCTGGCAAAATCGGCATGACGCCCCCCGGCGCTCGGTTCTCCGGCCCGGTACCGGTGTGGTGGCGAGGATTGTGGTCCGAGCGCCGCAAGGTTTCATAAATGCCACAACTCGCCGAGAACGGCGGTTCGACTCCGCTGGCCGGGCGTGTGTTTGGAAACCCCCCGCATCGCGTGATGCGGGCCTCACGTCGGGGACGGCGTGAGTATCTGTTCCCAATTCGACACGCCGGCCTCGGATTGGGTTAGGGCGACACCTGCCAAGTGAGTGGTGTGACGGCCGGGAGAGACCGGCAAATATTTGCCAAGGGAAAGCTATGGCCAAGAAGGGAAAATATTTTATCACCAAGCCACACGAAAGAGATGAGTTCATGATTGAAGTGTGGTCGGTTGATCCGAGAAATGGAGGGCGGTTTGCCCTGTGGACTATGCTTCCCCGTGACTTCTTTTGTGATGTGTGCTCGCATAACTTCTATGAGCGATTGCAACAAGGCGAGCAACTGAAGCTGACGCTGGCGGAAGTAGAAGACGACGAAGATGAGAAAGCTCGCCTGCCATGTGCAGGAGGAGTTCCGGCGTCGTCCCCTACGGCGGGGGGCGACGCCAGCCGTGGCCCCGTGGCGAAACTAGTATGGTAAACGCACACCGGACGCGGTGATTTGCGCGACAGTGAACGGAAAAAGGATAACGGCGCAAATGCAGGTTCGAGTCCTGCCGGGGCCAATGACGTGAAGCGGGGACGGCCTAGGACGATGTAGCAACGGTGCCGGGTAGGACCCCCGCAAATGCCCGGCACCACTATGGCGTTTCGGTAACCAGGCCGACGACAGCGGGTTCAAGTCCCGCGGGCGCCGATGAAGTGTAATAGGTGGGTACGTTAGTAGGGATGCCGACGTAAATTACGCACGGAGGCGCCTATCATGGCAGAATATGCGGGAATTGCAATGGCGGACGGGACGATCGTGTTCCCGCACGACCAACGCCGCCGCAAGTATATTACCCGCCACGCCGGCCGCTGGGTCCGTGAAACCCTCAAGCCCATCCAGGCCGCCAATCCCAAGACGCAATACCAGCTAGGCTATTACTGGGGCCTCTTGCTACCGGAGATCGCCGACGAACTGCGCCGCCAAGGTCAGACGATCACCCTGCGACTGGGCGGTCGGCCGGTGGAAATCATCCCGACCGACGAAGACGTCCACGAGGCGGTCACGCAGCTATGCGGCCGGATCGGACCGAACGCCGAGCCGAAACGCCTCAGTGAGTGCGACCTGCACGATTGTATCCGCTGGATCGACAACGTCCTCGACCTGGCGGCGATGCTGGGCATGGACGTGGAACGACTCAAATCCTGGAGAGATAGTAATGCCGAACTTCAATCGCGTGATTCTCGTCGGACATCTCACTCGTGATGTAGAGATGCAACATCTTCCCAGTGGCACCACGGTTGCCGACATCGGTTTGGCCGTCAATCGCAAGTGGAACGGCGGCGACGAGGTCAGCTACTTCAACGCTACGGCTTTCGGGCGGACGGCGGAAGTCGTAACCCAATACTGCCGTAAAGGCGACCCCATTCTCATCGAGGGCTACTTGAAACAGGACCGATGGGAGGACCGCGACGGGAACCGCCGGACTGCGATCAAGGTGATTGTCGATTCAGTTCAGTTTCTCGGTCGGTCGGGACAGGCGGCCGCCGCCCCTGCGGCACCGCCAGCGCCGGAACCGGCCGCACCGGAACCACCGGTTGAGCCACCGCTAACCGATGATGATATTCCCTTCTGACATCAGGAGGATCGTGAGATGCTGATATGTGACGCTTGCGGCATGACCTACACCGATAACACGTATCGGGAGGGCAACGACTGCCTGCGACCGGGCTGCAAGGGGAGGATGTACCCCAAAGGTCATATTCGTTATGCCATCGAAAAAGTCGTCAGGGTGGACCACCGTAAGTGGACGACGAAGAAACCTGTTTCATGTCGGGTAGACATCAGCCGTTTCCAAATCTCCCCAGACGGGAAGGAGGCTGGAGAAACCAAATCGGCGATCATGCTATACGGTCACGGGGACGCTGAAATCACTGATCGAGTGGCTGCTGAGGCAAACTTGATCATAAAAATCCTCACCGAAAAACAAATATAAGATAGGGAAAATGTGACATGAAACGTAGCGCTTGGGAGCACCCGAAATTCGACAGATTGATGGAGATTCTCGGTATCTCCTATCACGAGGCTGTGGGCATCATGGAGTGCATCTGGCACTGCACAAGTTTGTTCGCTCCTCAGGGGAATTTGGGAGAAATTCTAAATGATAAGCAAATTCTACTGAAATCTCGCATAAATAAATACAAATCAAATCGAATTATAAATGCACTTTGCGAGGCCGGCTTTCTCGACCGTGACGAAAAGCGCCGCTTGTTAGTCCATGACTGGCATGAACATGCGCCGGATTGGGTCAAGAAGAAACTCAAGCGAGAGGGCTTGCCTTTCCTGACATTGTCCGGTCAGTGTCCGGACAAGGACCGGACAAAATCCGGTCTTCCTATGCCTATGCCTATGCCTAAGGGTACTAACCCCCCCTGTAGTCCCCCCCTAGGTGATGGCGGACAACGACCGGACAACCAAGCGCCACCGCCAGGGCCGCCGGAGGATACCCCGGAGGTCTTGCCGGACTTTCAGGCCGCCTCGCCGCCGGAGGACCATCCGGCCACCGACGACGAGCGGCGGGTGTTGGAGGCTTGGCTGGAGCACACGGGCAAGACGATGGCGACGCTCAGCCAGCGGATGCGGACGACCCTGGTGCGAGCGGTGCGCGATTACCTCGGGCCGTACACGGCCAAGGAACTCTGCGAGATCATCCCCAAGCTGAACCGCCGCACGCCTTGGTTCGGTGCGGCCATGCTCGAGTGGCAGAAACGCCATGCCGGGCGCGCCGGACCCGACACGATGAGTCCTGAGCGGCGGGCGGCGATGGAGGCGGCAATGAAGCGAGCAGGTGCAATATGAGCATGGCGGAAAACGCACGAGAATGGCCCAGAATCGACGAACGCAAAAAAGACGACCCGGAAGACCACCCAAGGCGAGTTTTTTTCTAAGGTGCCCAAATTAAGGGGTTTTTCGAGCTTCCCGTGGATTCTGTGGCAGGGTTAAACCCCGCAGGAGCCGAAGGCGAGCAAAATGAGCATCGAAACCATCCTGACCGAGTTGTACACAAACGTCAAGCCGGGCATCGTGGTCGAGGCCGAGAGCTACTGCGCCCAGCACGGCGTCAACGACGCGGAGTTCCAAGCGGCATTGACGAGTTACCGCATGAAGTCTGGAAACTCGCGGCGATTCTGTCCGACGATTTGGGACCTGGTGCCCTATTTGCCTAAGCGAGCACAGCAGCCGCAACGGTGTTTGGGAGATCTGAACGCGTTTATCAGCGAGATAGAATATTTCGGCTGGCGCCGCGCCTTGCAGTTGGCGTTTCGACAGGATGGTCGGTTCGCCGAGTTTCTCCGCATGATGGGCATCGACGAGCAGACTCCCCCTTATGCCGAACACCTGTGGCTGCCGGAGGATTTCCGCTGGCTCGCCGAGTATTGGCGGCTGATCCACGTTGAACTCAACTTGATTGCGGCCTATCGCTACGCGATCAAGCATGCCAACGAGAAAGCACGCCTGTGCTACCGCCGCCGGTTGGCGTGGTTGGAGACGACTGATCCCGCCGAGCATTGGCGACATCACGAGTATCTGCGGCATTATCGCGCGGGACGCATTGATCGATGGGCGAGACTCCCAACGATGCCGGCAAACCACCAAGCAAATGAGGTGCCGTTTTGAAGATGCTAACCAAAACAGAGCGGGAATTGCTAATGCAACTCCAATCCGACATTGAGCGATACTTGGGCTATCGCCGCTTGATCGCCAAGCGAATGCCAATCGAGGCGCCTATGCTCATCGACCACCTGACGCAAACGATGAGTCTGCGGAAGCTGGCCCGGAAGATCGACCGCTCGGCGTGCTACCTGTCGGCCGTCAGAACGGGGCGGGTGATCTGTTCGCCGGAAGTGTTCCTGCGGCTGATGAGCGTGTGGGAGAAAAGCTCATGATGGTCTTAGGTATTGATCCCGGCAAAGACGGCTATCTAGCCGCCTTGGACGACGGCGTGTTGTACGCCACCTGGCCGATGCCGACGATCCGTACCGGCAAGGGCAACCGTCGTGATTACGACGTGGGCAAGATGGCGGCCATTGTGGACGATCTGCGGCCCGGTCTTGTCGTGCTGGAAAAACAACAGGCGATGCCCGGGCAAGGTGTGGCCTCGATGTTCTCGACGGGTGTGGGGTTCGGCCTATGGTTGGGGATTCTGGCCGCCCTGAAGATTCGCTACGAAGTGGTCCATCCCCGCACGTGGCAACGGGCGCTTTGTCGAGACATTGCCGGCGAGCCGAAGGCCCGGGCACTGATCGCCGCCAGACGATTGTTTCCCGGCGTGGACCTGCGCGGCAGTGAGCGGAGTCGCAAGGATCATGCCGGCAAAGTCGATGCCCTGCTGATCGCGTATTACGGGAGTATCCATCATGACCAGACTGATTTGTGACGAATGCGGCCACGAGCCGGAGGCGTTGTGAAAACCCGACACCCGTTGCGAGCCAGAGAAAGGGTGTGAAAACCAAATAAGCGATGCGAACCGAGGTGGTGTTGAAAACCAAAGCAATTATGCGAGCCAGGTTATACATGAAACCCATATCGCCGTTGCGAGCCACACGCAAAATGAAAACCATTTTGTTCTTGCGAACCGAAGGGAGCAAGTATGAAAACCGATGAAGTCAAACTGCTTGTCCGCGGCCTCTACGACGTGCAAAAGCTGCGTATCCAATTGCAGCTACGTATTGAGCGCCTGGTCCGCGACGAGATCGCCACAAAAGAACAAGCCGAGGCGTTCTTCAAGGTGCCGTTTGAGCATTTCACTACGGCAGAGAAACACATGGAAAAACAGGTCTGGCAATTGGTCAAGGACATGCCCATCGTCAAGGATTGGCTACACTACGTCAAAGGAATCGGGCCGCGGTTGTCGGGGCTGTTGGTAGCGAATATTTATCCCATTGAACGGTTTGAGACGCCAAGTCGCCTGTGGGCCTATGCGGGGATGCACGTCATCGACGGTCGGGCCGTCAAGCGGAAATTGGGTGAGAAAGCCAACTGGAACGCGGAGTTAAGAGAAACGGTCTGGAAGATCGGCTGTTCGTTCGTCAAGACAGACGGGGCCTACCGGAAAATCTACGATCGTTACAAGGCCCGCATCACCGAGCGGGAGTTGCAGCGCGGTACGTTGCGCTGGGAAGACACCGAGGAAGGGCCGCAACTGGTGGGAGTGAATCCCAAGGAAATGTGCCCCGGCCGTATCAACAATATGGCGATCCGCTATGTCGGCAAGTTGTTGCTCTCGCATTTGTGGCAGGTCTGGCGGGAAATGGAGGGGTTGCCGTGCCGGCCGATATACTGCACGGCATACCTGAACCACATGACCCATTTAAACCCTTGGGATTTCATTGAGAAACCCAGGCATAAGCAACGACAAAAACAGAGGGCAGGATAGCCACGTTAATCTTGAACCCCAAAATCGGGTTGCGAGCCATTGAAAATTTGGAAACCAAATGAGTTACGCGATTAGGCCCCGTGGCGGAATTGGTAGACGCTCTGGTTGTGAGCCGCTGCATTAGCAGAAAAGGCACTACGTTTTGCAGGTTCGAGTCCTGCCGGGGCCGAAGAGATTGGGGCATCGTTGATGGAAACAGAATATGAATGCAAATCTTGTGGGAGAAAGAGATGGATTAAGGGTCGTCCCCAAGACGATGGTTGGGCTGAGATTCGCAACAACGAGGATCGATTTTACATGTGCGAATGGTGCTTTGGTAGGCGTTTTCACCGATGGTTCTACGGGCAATTGTATGAACCGTTATGGACGGGGTTTCCAGGACGGATAAAGGCGATATGAAATAGAACTAAACAGGCCGGGCGAAAGTGTGAAACTATGTCGTCCACTGTTATGGAGGTTCGATTCGTGAATGCAGGCAATGTGGAACTGGAAGGTTTCCACTATCCCCTACCTTTGCTTCCGACCTTGAACGCCCCGGGGCGGTCCCGGGGCGCCCGGCCTGAATAAATGGAAGCTATACGAAAGGAAAAAAGTCATGGCTGGCGATACACCCAAACTTTCCGACTCGTTGGGCGAATATAACGTAGCTGAACTTTCCAAACTTCTGGATCGCGGCTTTCGGCTGATGGTCTATAAGAATGCCCTTGGAACATATACGGCAATATGGATACACCCGGACGCGAATAAAGACGTGTTCTTTTATTGTATAGGAGAAAAAGACGCTCATGAGCTTGATTGGGACGCTCTCACCAGTTTCGCCACTATGACCGACCGACTTGATCCTTTCGCCGCGGCGTGGGAGGCAGCAAAGAAGGTTTTAAGGAGACTATATTAAAAATTGACTGACAATGTGGCTCTACCTCCGCCATTAATGTGCTTAAATGAGGATGAGCTATGAACCTTGACGCCAAATGGGAAGACTTCAAAACGCCAGAACAATGGCGGGAATGGTTGGACGTGGCCGCCAAGGAGGCCCCAGACCTGGCGGATTGGTGGACGACGGCTGAGGGCTGTGAAGGGTGTCGCTATTTTTCTCGTCATTACGTTTGGTGCATGTTGCACAGGGCTCCCGCTACGCGTAATCCCGTGCTCAATACGTTGGGAATGGCATGTTGTGGATTTGATTATATGCCTGCCGATGAACAAAAACTTGGGAGGCTCATGTGATGTTTAACTTCATTGCTTGGTTTGAGTGTGATTCGTGCGGGAAGAAAGAGATTGCAAGGACCCTTGCGGGCTGCCGCGGCCTCCCCTGTGGGTGGGTGTCGGCAAAAGACACCGATGGGCGACCAACGGAACTGTGCCCCGGCTGCCAAGACTTATTGGTTGAATCGGAGCCGAAACCGAAACTGGAACCGGAAGTGTTGCCATGCAAGATGTGTGGGGCTAGGCCGGTGGAAGGCAGTAATTCTCGTTTGCCTTTAAACTCATACCATCTTGCCTGCACGAGGTGCGGTATATCGGTTGATGGTCAATCACATTCAACAATGGGTGAGGCGAGAGAAAAGGCTATTCAAGTGTGGAACCGCTTGATGAGCAAGGAACCAGTGAACCGCTGCCGCAATGAATTAGGAGAACAGTAAAGATGATTAAATGGCAAGATATTGAGACGGCACCGAAGGATGGGAGTGCTATTCTTATATATGCCGATGGGTACGTATATGTCGCATGGTGGGACAAACACTCGTTTGGATTCGGCACCGAAAGTGGGGAATTGATAAAGCCCACTCACTGGGTGCCTATTAATAAACCGGAGTCAGAAATCAAGCCATGTATGTTTTGTCACAAACGTCCTAGAACAGAGGAATTCAGTCATTGGTATCACATTGAATGTCAGAACTGTGGGATTGTTGTACGAGCAGTGCCTGGAGATAAAGATAAAGTAATTGAAAGATGGAACCGCTTGATGGGCAAGGAAAATGGGATTCGTAGAAGGATATAGAAATACATGGGATGTGTCAATTGTGTAAAGGTAACTTGTGATTGCTGTGGCCTCTATGAAACATATACCTCAGAAGAAAATGCGCGCGAACACGGTTGGACGTTCTTTGATGTCACTGGGACAACTCGATGTGTCTGCGGCGGATGTTCTGCGCAACAAATAGCCAAGATTGAGGAAATCAACCCGATTCATGATACGCCGGTCGGACAAGAACTATACATATATTGGCTGGGCGAGTGCGCGAAAACAAAGAGAGACGAAATCAAAAAGAAAGGCGAAACCAAAAAGCAAAATGAATAATCTCACCTGGCTGGTTATCATGCTCGCTGCTATCACCCTGACGGTCATCGCCGCCGGTCAACTCTACGAACCGGTGTACGTCTCGCCGGAGGATTGCAATACCTGGCGCCGCGTCGAGCCGGAGGCCGATTGCAACGAGCCGGTGGACTATGTGGAATCGACCGAATTGGTGGTGTTCCTTGTCGCATGGGAGCAGGCGTTCCCGTCGGTGACGTATTATGTGGACCTGGATCCGAACAAGGCAATTGTAGAGGCTGGCCGGCGGCGAGTGATTTATCCGTTGAAAGGCAGAATCTATATCAAGCGCGGCGACCCGAACGATACGCCGATGATGCGGTGGCTGGAATTTTGGAAAGAGTATCATGCAAAAAATCGTAACAATTAAATATCCTTCCCTATCTCAAGAGGTGTTCGACGATTTGCTGGAGGCGATATTTGACGAGCATGGACCGTTCAGGTTGTGGGGGAATCCTATCCGTCTCGGTCCTAAAAAAGTGCACATTTACGGTGCACTTCGCAAGAGTTGCGTGCCAGTTAACATTGAAATAACCGAATGTCGCATTGTGATAATGTGTATTCAGCAGACGGAAAGATCGGATTGCGTCGAAAAATTAACGGTCAATCTTAAGCGGTATTTTGAATCACACAATGTAAGGTGCGTTATACCTGGCTAATGGAAGACGAGGGTCATGGCGACGACGAAAATTGAATGGGCAGATGTGGTATGGAATCCGATAACGGGCTGCACTCCGGTCAGTGAAGGGTGTAGAAATTGTTACGCCAAGCGCATGGCGCAGCGATTACGGGGACGGTTCGGGTATCCGGCGGATGAGCCATTCCGCGTGACGTTTCATAAAGACAAGTTATATGAACCGCTGCGATGGCGGAAGCCGCGTCGTGTCTTTGTTTGCTCAATGGGAGACCTCTTTCACCCGGATGTGCCACCAAATTATATCCACGATATTTATGAAGTGATGTCCGCTGCGAAACGACACATATTCATTGTGCTCACCAAAAGACCGGAGCGTATCTTGAAGGTGCTCTACGATGCAGAACCATTTTATTTCGGTGGCGGAGATTACCTGCCGAACGTTTGGCACCTCACATCAATTGAAAATCAACAGGTAGCGGAAACTCGTATCCGGGCGCTACTAAAATTACGTGAAGCATCTCTAGGGTGGCCGGTGCTGGGTGTGTCCTGTGAACCCCTATTGGGACCAGTGGACCTAGAAGCATGGTTTTGCCATTACGATAAAAATGGAGAGCCAAGCGGACCAAGATGTAAACCAAACGGCAAGCCAATAATTGATTGGGTCATTGTCGGCGGTGAAACCGGACCGGGAGCTAGGAAAATGAACCCGGAATGGGTGCGAGATATACGCGACCAATGTATTGAGGCCGACGTGCCGTTCTTTTTCAAGCAATGGGGCGGTTCAGATTGGGAGTTCGCTCATTTCAATATTATTGATGGCAGAATGTGGAGACAATTTCCTGATGTCTAACCGCAAACCCACCTGGATTCTTGACCGCCCGACTTTCGGCGTCCTGTTCCGCTCCGACGGCGTGATTATCCTGTGCGGGCGGCGGGCCATATCGCTCGGCAGGCCGAGGCTGAGCCTATGGAAGAGGCGGACCGTTCATCTAGACCGAGAGACAGCCCGGGAAATCTGGCGGGAGTTTCACGAAGGGAAGGATATTCAAAGAATACTCATTACTGTTGACCACGGGAAAGAATCCGATGTCTAAACTTCATCCAGGCTTCAAGCGCGGCGGCGTGCCGCAGGAATGCGAGTGCTGCCATCGGGAATACGTGCCGCAAATGATTTGCGAGAATCCCACTCCCAAAGAACGCAAATACAACTGGATATGTCCTTGGTGCGGCTATGACAACGCCGTCGGCGGAGAATGGTATGCGGAGATGAAACGGCGCGGCAAAAGGGACTTGGGATGATTGACTGGCAGCCGAGAAAATGAGAGGAGTCATTCATGGATAAAATTTACCTTTCCGGTCCGATGACCGGTAAGCCGGATCATAATTTCCCGGCTTTCCACGCGGCCGCTAAACAATTCCGTGAATTGGGGTGGGAGGTTATCAATCCCGCGGAGCATTTCAACGGAAAAACCGACCTGCCCCGGGCAACTTATCTGCGGAAAGATTTGGAATGCTTGCTTCAATGTGATGCCATTGCCTTGCTTCCTGGCTGGCATGAATCGGAAGGTGCGAGATTCGAGGTCATGGTAGCCGAAAAGTTACGCTTGAAATTCTTCTCGATCGACCATCCCGCATTTGGGATGGTTCCTCCCGAATCGTTTATTCATTTTCGTCGCTACCCTTCCTATGTACCAGTGCCCAAAGATGCCCCACCGGCGGAGAAAGAGCCCATTAACCTGCCCGATCCTCCCGGCTTTGGTTCGGTCCTTGACGAGGCGAAGCACCTGACCAGTGGGCCGCGGATGTCGGATTATGACAATCCGTCGTCCGACTTCCAACGAACATCCCATATCTGGACCGGCATCCTCAAGGGCAAGCTCAAAGAGGGTGAGTGTATCTCGCCGAATGATGTGGCTTTGTGTATGGTCGGCCTGAAGATGAGTCGGGAGACCCATAAGCACAAGCGTGACAACCTCGTAGACATGGCCGGGTACGTTCGCTGCCTGGCTCTCATCACCGCAGAGGAAGCATTGCGTTGAGTGTTCGGATAATCGCATGGCGCAGCTTGACAACCATGACGCCATTATTCGCGGCGCGGCCTTGATGCGGATCGAGAGATGTATTCGTTCCGGCCGCATTGATATTGACTATATCCTGGGAGTAATCGCCCAGGCCATGCCCGATCCCGAGCGGAGTAAACGCTTGAAACAAACCGGAAAGGAACCAGAAGATGAACCTGGCCCAGTGGCTCCAGCGGGGTAAGCCGATACCCGGTAGTTGCTACTACCGCGACTTCTGCGCCCTCTGCGGAGAACCTATTCGTGTGCCGAAAAGCCGATTGAACGTACCAAACGTTTGTCGGGACTGTCGTGGCCATCAAGCCCCGCCGCCGCGGACCGGCTTGACCAAGCGACAGCGATACGGACTGGCGCGTACAGATTCCTGAGATCGAACTATGACGAACGATACTCCCTTTGTCATAGCGCTGACTATCTGGGGCACCACCTGTATTTGTTACGTGGACCCGGAACGATCACCGTTAATGCCCCTGCCACCGCCGTTGTCTCGGGTCGTCTGCCGGTTGGCGGTCAATGACGTGGTTAAGGACGGCCAAGGGCGGTTGTATCGCATGGATTTCGACGGCGCCCATCGCCTTTGCCCGCCTCGTGTCTGCAAAATCGGGATAGGATAATCTAAGGAGAATGGCTATTATGTTGCCCAATTATGTCGCCGTTCTGCAAGCCTTGGTCAGAACCGGTAAATGGTGTACCCGTTCGCCCCACGAGAATCACATGGAGAGCACGCTTCCTACGATTGCCTGGAAGAGGAGGCTGCGCGAAGAACAAGTCCGAAGCTGCATTTATTACGCCAGAAAGCAAGGGTGGCATATCGACTTGGACCGTGCCTCATTCTGCTATTTGAGCAAGCGGCATGCCAACCTCGTTCTCAACTGGTTACAGCTAGTTGGTATTCCGACATGGTGCACACGCCGCGAAGGTCCATTTGCGCCGGAGACAGTCTCCCACTGGGTAGCCAGTGCCAAGGCCCAAGCTAAGCGCAAGAGAGTACGGCGAGCAAAAGGCGACAAAAGGGTCCGTCTTACCTCGGTTCAGTATGGTCCTCTGACGCTTCGGCTTCGCGTGCCCCTGTCCGTCATCATCAGGCAGGTCGGCTCGCAGACAGTAGCCGTTTGCCCGATCAGTGGGATGGTGGTCGCAGAAAGTGATGAGAAGAGCGCACTAGAGTCTTTCTGCAACCTGTTCTTGCGGCGGTGGCTGATAAATAGCCTGATTCCCCACAAAGATCTTTCGCACTCAGAAGTGATGCAAAGGCTATACTTCAACAAGTACGTTGTATTTAACGCTTAGCCTGCCGGCCTCATGCGCTGCTTGCGCCGGCGGTTCTCCAATGCCTGCTCAACGTTCCGGTAGTTGGCCTTCAACTTGCCGTAAAGGAACTTGCGTATTTCAATGGCCCGGCGGCGATCACCGTCTTGTTCCGCCTCGTAAAGCAAATCGTAATATTCCGACCGCAACGTCTGCCGCACCACGGCGACTTCCCGGTCCACGTCCAAACGCTGTTGCCGTCCCCAACGCAGAATAGCGCGGATTTCCTCGGCGGGAGCGTTCCGGCGGTAGGCGTTCCGCAGGCGGGCGCGGAAATAGTCATCGGCCTCCGGGGCGTTCTCGGCGGTCCCGAACAGGCTCGGGCGGCCCTGGGCACGCCGGCGGAGTTGCCCGGCCACGGTCCGGCCGACGCTGGTGGTCCGCGCCAAGCGCCGCAGAGCAGTTGCTTTCTTCTCCGGCGTCGCGCCGCCGGCGAACGACTTGACGACATTAAGGGCCGCCCATGCCATATCCGCCGCCGTGCCGATGGCCGCCGGCGTGAAGATGCGGACGATCCGGCCGGAATCGGTAGCCTCCAGAACCTGCAATGGTCGTTCGAGGATTCCCAACGAGTCGGAAAACAGCCGCAGGATGCGGTCCATCTTCTCCAGGTCGCGCTTGCGGGGCAACCGCCCGCGCAGCAGTTCCCGGATCGCTTCCTTGGCCACCCCGGCGAATACGGCGGCAATGGCGAACCGCAGGAAGGGAACGAAGTTACCGTAACCCATCTCGCGGAGAATATAACCGAGGGTATGCTGGGTCTGCTTGTAGGCCATCGCCCAGAATTGCGTCCAGAACCGCCCCGTCTCGGTGAACCACGAGGCGGGCAAATCCTTCGGGTCCGCCGAGAACTGGGTGATGTTGACCGCGCCCCGCATCAGCTTGCGGCGTTCGGCCGTACTCAAGGTGCCCCGCCGGACCATCGCCTCCACTTCCGAACTGCGGAAGCCTACGTCCTTGTGGGTTAGCTCCCGCATCAGGGCGCCGGGCACGATCAACCGGCCGGCCTTCTTGCTGCGACGGTGGGCGCGGCGGATAGCATCTTCCCACGCCCCCAACCCGGCGAAGGCCGCCGAGGTCCGGTTGATGACTTCGGCGGCGGACATCGGCGCCCGGGAGACGTTAACTATCTCCGACCAGACGCCTTCGGCGAAGAAATGGCGTACCCCGCTGTGTTCCAAGGCGCCGGCCTGACGTGCCGCCCGAATGCGTGACGGGTGCAAAAGGGTCGCCAACCAGTTGACGCCCGTCCGCGTCAAACCGAACCGCGTGGCACTGGTCAACTGGCCCCAGAGAATGTTCCACAAGGGCGACTCGATTCCGAACAATTGCAAACCGCTGGTGGCGGTCCGGGCCTGTCGCAGCAATCGCTTGGTCCCCCGGCCGCTGTCCGATTGCAGGCCCTCCACGTTTGATTCGTAGCCTATCAGCTTGCTGAACAGCCGCAGAAATTCCAGCTTGGCTTCGTCCGGGTCTTTACCCTGTGCCCGGGCGGTCTTTTCCGCCTCGCTGGCCCCGGCCAAGGCCCAAGTTTTCAGTCGCCCGTTTGAGAGGCGCACCATGCGGACGCGACCGTTGTCGTCCTCCACCTCCTTGCGCTGGTCCCACACAATGGCTTCGGCGATGCGCCGGGCGGCCTGCTGAATATGCCGTTCGACGGCCTCGTGCGGGTTCTCCAGCAGAAATTCCAGCGGGTACTCGAAGGCCCGATGGTACTGGAACCCTTTTTCCCTATGACCGATTTCCGCCTTGGGCACCTGGCCGGAAGCCAAGGCGTGGTACAATTCAGTCAACTCCCTGCCGGCCGGCTCGTACCGTCGCCGGTCACGCAGGAATTTCCGGGCCTGTTTCTTCCTGGACGCCAAAGACCATTTCTTGGTCTGCGGGCGCAGCGTGCCGTTGACGTATTCCATCTCGCGGGCCTGCAAATCGCCGGCAATCCAATCGATCAGGGCCTCGTAGGCCGGGCCGTTTTCATTCTGTATCTGCTTGCGGGTCTCGGTGTTGAAATACTGTGGCCAGTAGCCCCGCCGGATGCGGCGGAAGGTCTCGTAATCCGCTCCGCCCGGCACCGGCAACTTCAATTCCTCCAAGGTAATCCCGATGTCGTCCAGGAGGGCGGTCACTTCCGCCACGGCCCGGGCCACCCGCGGATTGGCCGGTCGGCGTCGGCCGCGCATGGCTTCCATGAAGTTGCGGTAATCCGACCGCCGAAGGTCCTTCATGGCCTGAGCCGCCATGTCTCGCCACTGGCCCACGAGGCTTTTTTCGTAGTCGGTCACGACGTGGAAGCTGTTACCGGCGATCCGACCCCACTTGGGGGCCATGAGGGCCAGCCGGTCGGTACTCTGCACCAAATCCAGCGGCCCGGTGGGTGCCGAGCCCAGCAGGCCGGTAACCCCGCGGTAAGGCAGGCCCAAGAGCCCGTTGACTTCGTCGTCGTCGATCCCCGGTTGGTAGAGCACTTCCGGCCCGCCGGCGTGGCCGTCGCCGGGTGCGCTGTCGGGATCGGATTCCACCTGCCTGTCCGGGGTGATCTCACCCAAGGTGAGTTCCTGCTTGAGTTGCTCCAGTTTGTTTTCCAGGGATTCTATCTCGGCCTGCTTGTCGAACGGTTTTCGGGCCTGCTTTTCGTAATCGGCAGCCTGCCGATTCACCTCATCTAGTTTTTGTTGTGTCGTTTCTATGCGGGCGGGCAGGTTGTCGAAGAAATTCCGCAATCGGGTCACATTGCCCGAAGCCGAATCACTCAAGGTGATCCTGTCCCATCCTACGATTATTTCGTAGTGTTCGCCGGTGATAGTTAGCGCCGCACAAAGGGTCGCGTCCAACCCGCACAGCTGGGCGATCTCTTTTTGTGGTTCGGCGCTTTGGGCGGCGGATTTTTTCGCCAAGGCGTCGAGTATCTCAACCAGCGGTTTACCGATCTTTTTGTCGCGGTAAACCGTCCCCCGCAATTTCATCTCCACCGCGCCGGTTTTACCGAAGGACTCTTGGAGCGCCCGGAGCGTTTCCAGCTTCCTATGGAGCAAGTTCGCCTCCCGCCGCGCCGCGGCTGCCCGCTGCTGGAAGACGAAGACGGCGGACCGATGAGCCATATCCTGGCCGCGCAGGTCGTTCAATTCGGATTCCAGGCGGACGACTTCCAGAATCTTGGGGTTCTCGGCCGCCAATGCCTTCACTTCAGCATAGCTCAAGACCAGATCGTCCACGTCACTGATGCGGCGCTGACCGGCATTGCCGGTGCGGAATTGCTGGATGAACTTCGCTTTGTTCTCCAGCGTCTGCCACATATAGGTGTCGAAGGTGCCCTTGGTGACGTAGCGGAGGATTCGCACTTTTTTGTTGCTGTTGCCATGGCGCAGAATGCGGCCGTCACGCTGCTCAATGTCGCTGGGCCGCCAAGGGGGGCTGAGATGGTGAGCGGCGTACAATCGCTCTTGGATATTCGCCCCCTCGCCCATTTTCGCCGTGCTGGCCAGCAAAACACGGACTTGACCCTCCCGGGCCTTGCGGAACAAGTTTCCGGTGTCTTTCTCCGTCTTGGCGTCGTGGATGAAGGCGATCTGGTCGGTCGGGACGCCGCGCTTGATAAGTTTCTGCTTGATGTCGTCGTACAGGTTGAACCCCTTGCCCGGCGCGGACAGGTCCAACCAGACGACCTGCAAGGATTTCTCCTTGGCCGTCTGTTTCCAAATATCGTACACGTTTTCGACGCACCGGTTCACCTTGCTGTCCGGGTCGTCGGCGGCGTGCGGGTCGATCAGGCGGAAGTCCAGTGCCGCCTTGCGGCCGTCCGTAGTGATATTCAGCATGTTGTCGATCTGCGGATCGACGGCGCCGCGGCGCACCTTCTCTGCCCGGTTTTCCAGCTCATCGATATAGGCAGCGACGGCCCGACTGCGAGGAGAAGTCACCACCTCATGCTTGCCGCCTTCTAGTTGGGGTATTTCCAAAGCGACTTGCTCTTGGGTGACCGTATCGCCGACCATCCCGTACATGCGGGCCATCTCCGGGATGTTGTTGAAGCTGATAAAGCGGGAGTGCATCCGATAGCCCTTGCCGGTCGGCTTGGCCTCCGCTTGGGTGACGATCTCGCCGAAGGTCGCCGCCCAGTCGTCGAAGTGGCTCAGCCCGTATTGCTCCAGCACGTCCGGCTGCAAGTACCGCTGGATCGTGTACAGTTCCGTGATACTATTGGAGATGGGCGTGCCGGTGGCGAAGACCACCGCCTTGTTGCCCGAATGGCGATTCAGGTAGCTGACCTTCATGTACATATCGAAGGATCGCTGGGTCAACTGGGAGGCGATCCCCGGCACGTTGTGCATGCGCGTGCGGAAGTACAGGTTCTTGTAATGGTGGGCCTCGTCCACGAACAGGGCGTCGATCCCCAGTTCGTCGAAGTACGGTCCGGCGTCTTTCTTGTAGCCGGCCATGATCCTGTCGAGCAAAGCTTGCAACTGTTTCTTGGCGCGCTCTAGCTGCTTGACGGTCTGGCGGTTGCCCTTGTCCTGTCGGGCGGCCAGCAATTCGTCTTCCAACTCGTCTATCTGCCGTTCATAAAATTCCTGGACCACTCCGGGCGACATGGGTATCCGCTCGAAACTACTCATGGGCACGATGATCAGGTCCCAATCGCCGGTGGCGATACGGTTCATCAGCACACTGCGCCGCTGCGGCGAGAAATCCTTCTTGCCGGGCGCCAACACCTTGGCGTGAGGATAAAAGCGCAAGACTTCCCGCATATGGGAGTCGATCAGGTGGTTGGGAGCGACCAGGACGGGCTTGTTGGCAATACCCAACCTGCGCATCTCCATAGCGCTAGCCGCCATGATCAAAGTTTTTCCGCTGCCGACGACGTGATCCAGCAATGTATTACCGGAGGTCAAAATCCGCCAGATGGCATTCTTCTGATGCGGCCGCGGGGTAATAGATGAGGTTAAACCCGGTAGCCGCAGGTGACTACCGTCGTATTTACGGGGGGTGATACGATTTAACTGACGGTTGTATTCTCGTTCCAAGCGTTCCCGGCGAGACGGCTCCGCCCAAACCCAACGGGCGAACTCGCGCCGCAAGGCGGCCACTTTGGCGCGGGCCGCTGCCGTCTCCGAGCGGTTCAATATCTTGTTCCCCTCGGCGTCCGTATCATGAACCACCAGCTTTTTGTGGTTGATGGCGGCGTCAAAAACATCTATCACGGAAACGCGGGCCGTGGACCATTCGGCCTTGCCGCCCGACGGCCGCGTCATCCAGTCCGGTACGTTTAGCACCCAGGAACCGCTAGCCGATACATGCTTGATCCTGATATTGCTCAGGCCGAGGACGTCACGAACGAACTGATCGTATACGTCCTCCGGAACCCAAGGCGCCCCCAACTTGACGTCAATGTCGGCCGCCTGGACGGGCTCGGGCTGGACCTTCTCCAAGACGGCCACGTTCTTAGCGAAGTCCTTGTCCAACTCGGCGGCGGCCCTGGCTATCTCCAACTTGCTCACCACGTCGCCGGAGAGATATTCGTCCGCTGGCTCCCAATCACCTTCTGGGTTCTTGTAAATACGGCCTTCCAATTCCCGGACCAACTCCTCTTTATCACGTCCAGAAATCTCGGCCATGTAGTCCAGGTCCACCCGGCCCCGCTCGCTCAAGCTGGCCGCCAGGGCGTCATCGGGCGTCTCTGCGTGGCTCACGGTGCTAAGAGGCCGTTGGGTCCGCCGGTGGAAAATGGCCGCCTTTTTGGCCGTCTTGGTATCGGGATCGTAATGTTCCAGAGAAAGCAACAGGGGCCAGTCCGGATCTTCCTGCATCAAGCGGGTGTTCGCCGGCACCGAGAGCGGGCCGATGGCGGCTACCGCCGCGTCATATACCCGGTTCAGTTCCCGCCGGGCCGCCTCGACGGTTTCGTCCGTCGCTTCTGGGTCCAGTTGCCGGTGAATCAGCTTGCGAGCGGCGTCCCGCACCGCCAGCAGATGGCGGTAACGCTTCAGGTCGGCCTTCCTGACCGGTTGTTCCGTCAGTTGCCCGTTACGGTTCTGGTAGAGTTTGCCGCCCTCAATGGTGTAGGCATACTCCTTGAGATGGTCGGGCGCCGGCGCGACGGCCTGCGGCTCGTTGCGCCGCTCGGTTTCCACACGGATGCGGTCAATGGCCGCCGGCGGCCGGTCGGCGGCCATGACTTCGGTGACGGCCGCACCTAGATCAACGCCCTCGTTGGGTTCGACGGTGTACTCCCGACCGCCGTACATGCTACCTGTCGTGGCGTGCTTGCCCAGGACGTGATCGGGGTGGGCCAGTAAGTATCTGTTTATGCGAACCCCCAAATCGCCCAGGGTGCCGACCTGCGACCAAGGCGGCGATTCCGTTTTCGCGCCCGCTTGCCGCTTCTGGAAAACGAGAATATCCGTGACGACTTCCGTACCGGCGTTTTTCAAGAAGGCGGTTTTCGGCAAGCGTACCGCCGTCACCAGGTCGGCCCGATCGGCCATGTAACGCCGCCAAGCGGGATTGATCTTGTCCAGCGAGTAATGACTGGTGATGAATACCACCAGGCCGCCCGGCCGGGTCTTCTCGATGGCCTTGGCGAAGAAGAAATCGTGGATGGTGAAGTTGAGCTTCGGCCGCTCGGGATCGAAGACGCGGTATTTGCCGAAGGGTACGTTGGAAATGAACAGGTCGAAGTAATTGTCCGGCAAGCGCACCTTCTCGAAGGCGCCTTGGCGAATATCGGCCGTCTGGTAAAGCTGACTGGCGATCCGGGCACTGATACTGTCCAGTTCAATGCCGTGCAGGTGGCTGCGGGAATAAATCTCATCGGGCATCAAGCCGAAGAAATGCCCGATCCCCGCCGCCGGCTCACAGATACGCCCCCCGGTAAAGCCCCATTGTTGCAGGACGTTCCAAATGGCCCTGATGATTTCCGGGCTGGTATAATGGGCGTTCAGGGTCGATCCGGCGGCCGCTTCATATTCCTCGTCGGTCAGCAGTTCGCGCAACTCCTGGCGCTCCGCCTGCCACTGACGGTTATAGCTGTCGAAGACCGCCGAGAGGTTCCCCCAACCTACGTAACGAACCAGAACCGCCTGTTCCTCCGGTGTGGCGAGGCGATTTTCCGCCTCCAGCTTCTTGAGCAGGCGGATGGCTTGCAGATTATTCCGAAAGCGGGTCTTATCGGAGCCGACACCGATAGAATCGGACTCGGTAATGCGATAGTCGTGCTTATTACTACGCTGCGACTTTCGCCGGAGGCTGCCAACTACCTCCGGCCGCCGATGTCCGGCAGGTAGATGTACTCCCTCAGGGCGAACTCCCTCGCCGCCTCCACGTCCTGCCCGGTATCGATCGCGCGCTGGATGAGTCGCTCGGCCGACCGGCCGGCCTCCTCCAGGGCCTCGTACAGTTCGCCGCTCTTCTTCAACTCCCGCCAGAGGCGCGGCCGGTGTTTCCGCCACTGTTCGGCCGCCAGGCGGCTCAGACCGGTCAGGTCGTCCAGGCTCCGGCTCTCCTTGACTGGCTCGTTGCTCATAGGGCTGCTCCCGTTCAATGACGTGCTCCTCTAGTAATATATCCTCCGAAGAAGGCTTTGTCAAACCGCTCGGCCCGGCCTGGGCCGTTTCCCCGCCAAGTATCCGATAGAACATCTTCTCGACGTTCTCGGGAATCTCGATCTTCAGGGGCGAGTTTTTCAGTCCCCGATAGATGGCCTTGAGCCATGCGGCCAGCTTGGCAAAAACGGCCCGCAGTTTACTCGGCACCATGCGGGCGTCGGCCAAGTATCTCTCCCACGCCTTGGCGACCTTCTCCTCGGCCTCGACCGTCCAGTTGCCGTTGCGTACCCCGGCGTAATCCTCCAGGACCGCCAGGTCCTCCGCCGGCAGGTGCCGCCGCATCACGTGGAAGGTCTCGTGCAGCAGGGTGGAAAAATCGCTTCGCTGGAAGGCATGAATGATGGCCCGGCCGTCTTGGGTGAAGCGAACCGCCCCGCGCTGTCCCTGGTGCAACAGGTGGGCGGTGGCCGGGTCGTAACTGCCTTGGTTGAAGACGCTCTTGATCTGTTCCGGTCGGAAGGCGATAAAGACCGTATGTCGTGGCCCGCCGGTGACTCTCCCGCCCTCGTAAGCGATTCCGTCGTAGCCGAGGGTCTCCAGGCCGCCCCGCAGGGCCTCCCCGGCGGTCGGGTCCAATTCCGAACGGCGGGCGGCGTTCAACTGGAACTGCAACTCGCGGTAGATGGTATCATAGGTGACATTCACCTGCCCAGCGTAGTCGCTTTCCAGCTCTTCGCGCGTATCCCGGAAGGCTTCCGCGACCGCCCGCAGGTAGCCTTCCCGGCGCTCGTTACGGTCGGCCAGGAGGGAATCCTCCCGCGCGTAGGTGCCGATCGCCCTTTCCAGGTCGGTCAAAAAGCGCACGGCCTGATCCTTCGGCACCGGCCGCCGCATGTCCAAGGGGTTTTTGATACTCAGATAGACGGGAATCACCCCCCCGCCGCTGATGACGCCTTCCCGCTCCAGGATGCGCACGACGGGGATATTATACGGCTGCTCGGCCAGCAACAGCAGGGCATTGTAATTGCCAGTCCGCTCGAACTCATTGAGGAACCGTACCACCTGCGCCCGCTCGGCCTCCGAGAGGTAAGCTTGCGGGCCGGCGGCCATGGTCTGGCGGTACTCGTCGGAGTTGTATATGGCGTTGACCGCCGCGGTCCGCTGGGCCGGGTCGAGTCCGGTGATCTTATGGATATAGCCCGGCCGCCGCAAGCGTGCCCTTCGCACCTGGGCGACCCACTTGCCTTGCAACGGCCCTTCGGTGGTCACCTGCCAGACGAAACCGACCCGCCCCGGCTGCCGCTCCGCCGCCTGGCGACTGTCGTGATAGGTCCACTCGGCATAATATTCGTAGTCGCCGCCGGCGATTACCGGATCGTCGGTGAAATAAAAGCCCGGCCCGTAAAGGGCGTCGGAATCCTGCCGTTGCGGATCGAACATGGCGAAATCGGGCCGGGCCGTGCCGTGGTACATCACCTTGGCCTTACCGGCGCCATCGACGACCTTCGAGCCGCCGAACCAGGCGTCGAAGGCGGGCACGCCCGGCTGCCAGAGAATCCCCGGCTCGGTCTCACTGACGGCCGCGTCGGTCAGACCGGCGATATACCGGCTGACCCATTCGTCGGCGGTCATGCCCAGGTATTCGGCGTGGGCTTGGAGGATTTGCCGATAGGCGTCCAGTTGCTCGGCGGTGACGGCGGGCAGGTGCCGGCGTATCTGTTCCAGCAGGCCCTCGAGGGTCAGCGGCGGCCGACCGGTCTTGTTGGCGCCGGTGCGGAAATCGGCCCCCTGGCGTTTTTTCACTCCCAAGACCTCGGCGGCCAGGTCGGCCATCTCCGGCGTTTCCCCGGCGAACAGTCCGCTGCTCGCCGACAAATCCCGCAGCAGGCGGGTAAGCTTGTTGCGGAAGATACGGGGCTTACCGCCGTCGGCCAGGAGGAAATCGATCATCATCCGCCCGGCCGGAGAAAGCTGGTCGACCTTTTCACCCTCATCGCCGAACAACGCCCCTTGTCCGAGAATCATATCCGTTTGCCCGGGCGTGGTCGCCTCCGGATGACGGCCCAGGAAGGCCAAAGCCTCGGCCAAGGGGGCCGTCAGGTCCATGTCCGGGTATTGCCGCCGCATGAGCAGCAGTTGCGGGATCGCCCCTTCCAGCGTGCGCACCAATTGCTTGCGCGCTGCTTGCAGGTTCTCGATGGTCTCTACGGGCAGAATCTTGGCCAACAACATGTTGCGGACCAGTTCCTTGCCCGCATCGGTAAGCTGATCGTTGGGGGCGAAATAGAGCGACACTTGAGACGGCGGCAGCGCCTGCCGCAGCGCCCGCCGGAAAGCGGCCCCGGCCGAACCGTTCAGGGCCTCGCTGAGGGTCATATCCTCACTCAACGGCAACTCGGCCAGCAGATCGGTCGTCAGCAGGTCGGCCAGCGCCGCCGCCGTGCGGGCCGCCGCCTGGGCTTGGGTGGTGGTGATATTCCCGGCCCGGGCGAAGCGGGCCGCTTCGTCGCTGTCGGCCCTCATGGTCACGACGCGAACCAGCACCGGGCTGCGAAATCGCTCCAGGTCCGACGGACGCAAGCCGTACTCGGCGGCGTGCTGCTTGAGGTAGCCGACGTACCAGTCCAGCCCGCCGTGGTTGTCGGCATATTGCAGGCTCATCGCCCGGCCGTTGCCGTTGATGACAATCCCGTTGCCGTCCACCACCGGCGGGCCGTTGTCAGGGCCGGGATGGGTGGAGATGTAGTAGCCGGGCTTTTTCTCCAAGGCGAAGCGGACGACCTTATGAGCTTCGTCGGAGCCCGGCTCATAGGCCCGCGGCTGGAGCGAGGCGGGATAGCCGCGCGGGGTGTTCGGCACCGGCCGGCCGCTGCGGAAATCGTGGCTGGGCAACAGGTCGTCGGCCTCCATAACGGCGTACCGAGCCTTGATGGGCTTATCGATCCCGACGGCGTGGATTTCCGTCTCCGCCGCAGGCAGGACCGGCCCGGTGATCTCATGCTTGACGACCGGCGGTTCTTGTGGTATCCTTTCCGGTATGGACAAGGAACCCTTATATTTCCTGCTGGCCGACGACAAGACGGTGGTGCGATCGGACAATGGGGTACTTTCTGTCTGGGACGGTGATTCTTGGCGGCCACCCAATGAGGGCGAAATCATTGTTGATGATTTGTTGGCCTCCAAGTTTCTGACCACAGAAGCTGCCGAAGAAATAATCTCCGGCGGCACATTGGCCCAGTAAGTATCCCAACGGGATCGCACGTTCTTCGCATCATTGTCATACTCTCGTTGTTGCTCAGGCGTCATCTCCGTCAATCTTACATTCCGCCATTTGCGGTAGATGGCGTCGGAGGCGTCTTTCTTGATCTTCCAGCTTTCGGCGGTATGTAGCTGGATTTCCCCCTTGATCCTATCGCCCAGGTCGATTGCCAGGTGGATGCCGCGGTAGCCGAACGGCTCGCGGATACGCTCCAAGGTCTGCGTGACGTAGGCGCCCTTGGCGGCGAGTTTCTCTATGGCCGCCGGGGCATCGGACCAGTCCCGCAGGATGATGGCCCCGCGGGCATGGTCGTCCATGCTGAAGACGTTGTAATCAGGCCGTCGGCGGCGATAGCGCTGGACCTTCTCAACGATGCTCTTGACGCTCTTGGGGGTGCCCTTCCACGTCGCCCCCAGCTCCTCGGCGACGGCTTGGCCGATGGCGTTCAACTCGGCCTGCTTTTTCTCCACGACCAGCCGATGGACCTGCTCGGCCTGAGCCTGCAAATCACCTTCGGCCAATTCCCCTTTCGCCTGCCCTTTTTCTCCGGCGGCTTGCTCCGCAACTTCTCGTCGTTGCTCAGCTTGTATGTCCTCCGCCTTCGACTCAATTCCCCCTTTCTCTCCCCCTTCGGCTCCCTCTTGGCCTGGCTTTCTGCCGTGCCGGCGGACGAACTCTCGGGCCGGTTCTTCCGCGTTGAAAACGAATCCCTTGGCGAATTTCGAGTAGTATCCTCCGGCCTGCTCGGCCCCGTCCCGGAGGGCCTCGTAGGTGGTCCGATCCACCCGGTCGGCGATCTTGACGACCCAGATGTCTTGCTGTTTCTTCTTGTGGTAGCTCTTGGTGACGGTCAGGTTGGCCCGAACGTGCGGCGGTTCCGGCAGGGCCTTCAGGGCCGCCTCCGAATCGTCTTGGCTGAGCCATTCCGGCAGGTCCGTACCGGCGACGGCGTAGTACGTCTCGCCCGTGCGGTCCCAGGCACGTTCAACCAGGCCGTGTTTTTCCAGCCATGCCAAGTTGCGAGCGGTTTTTTCGCTCGCTTCCGAGTCGATCCGACCTTGAGCCGTTCGCGGTCGCAAGGAGCCGAAGCGCACCCAGTTGCCCGCCGCCGCCACGGGCCGGTAGGCCAGTCTATATGTCCCGACCATCGTCTGGACGACGTGGTCCGGCATATCCGGATTTTCCTGGCGGTACTTCCGTTCGATCAGATTGTCCGCCTCTCGTTCGGTGAGCTTGGCTGGTTTGCCGCCCGGTCGGGGTCGAGGCTTTTCTTCCGCGGTCGCCTCGACCGTGGCTGGTGGCACCGGTTGCTCGGCCCTCGTCGGCGCCGCCTCTATGGCCTTCCGGGCGTACTTCTCGGCCAGGTCGGGATAGTCCTTCAGGACTTCGGCGGGGACGGGCTTGCCTTCTTGCAACGCTTGTTCAACATGTTGTTGGTGGGCACGATCGGCTTGCGCTCTGAATATAACCTCCTTATGGGCTGGCGGTCCGATTCCTATCGTAGTGGTCGAGAAGTAATCAGGACTTTTTTCCAACATCCGTTCCCGACTGGCCCGATGAAACTCCGCCTGCGTCATCTCCCACGGCTGTTTGCCCGCCTTTTCCCGGGGCGTCGCCGGTTCTTGGATCTCCGCCCCGGTACCTTCAGCGGGTACCTGTACAGGTTGTTTCTGGGCCGGTTTCGCTGCGGTTGGCGGCGCTGCACCTTCTGCCACGGGGACGGGCTTGCCCGCCGCGCCATGGGCGAAGGCCTCGGCCGCCATGACCATCTCGCCGTCCGGCCGCACGACTACCACGCCGGTAAGGTCTTTCGGCGGTGTGGCCCGCATGTACCATTTTCCGGCCTGGTTCTGCAGCAGGTACTTCTCTCGGCCGCTCTCGCGGGCACGGACCTTCGCCAGTTCCACGCGGTACTCGGGAATGTTCAACGCCTCCGGCGTTTCCGGCCGTTTGCCTTCTTCTTGCCGCGTTTCCGGCGGGCGGCTTGGGCCTTGTCGGCCGCCAGGTACTCTTTCGCCACCTTCACCGGGGCGGGCTTCTTGCCGTGTGCCCGGAGCAGCTTGCGGCCCCTGGGGTTGGCCGACATGCGCATGAAGTTGTGCTGCCTGTCGCTCTTGCTGGGCATGATCTGAGACTCCTTCTTCTGAGGTTCCGATTACCGCAAGACCCGCCCGGGCCGCTTGCGGCACGCTCAAGACGCCCGCCCGCACCGCCAACTCGTGCAGACTGGGCACGGCGTTCGCCAATCGCTCAACGAACGTATCACCACCCCGCAGACCGGCCAGGGCTTGCAGGAGATTGGTATAGTCTTCCTCCGTCCATTCTTCCAAAAATCCGTGCCAACCGACGTGCTTCATTAAGGCATCGAGCCGAGCCTTACCCTTGGCCGTCTTGGCCAATCGCTTGGCCAGGTCGATTTTGCTCAGCAGCGTGGCGATCTTCGGCGGCAGCAGCTTCTTGCCGTAGCGCATGATGTCGCCACCGGCCACTTCACCGGCCATATCCAGCATCTGGTTGAATAGGTTGTCCCGGAACCGCCTGCCAAAAGTCTTGCGGGGGGCGACCAGTTCACCTTCCGGGGTCAGCATTCCCGTTTCTTCGCCCAGTGTTTGGGCCAGGACGTAAGGAGCCGTCGCCGCTCCCCGTATGGCGCCTTGAGCCAAACCGCCCACGACTCGGCCCGCCAGTCCGATAGCAGGTCGTAACGCCTTAGGGGCCGCTTTCATGGTCGTCTTGGTGGCAAGCTTGATCCCCGTTTTGACCGGGGCGGCGATAGGCGATGTCAACCCCATCTGTAAGGCATAGGGTATCAGGTGAATGACGCCTTCGGTGATCTGGGAAGCCAAGGTTGGCTTACGCACAGCCATCTCGGCCATCTTCGTCAGATGCCGCATGACGAACTGCCGGTCGGCCTCGTACTGGGCACGCTTGGCCTGCGGGGTTCGCAGGGTCGCCACCGTCATGGAAGGCACACCGGTAGCAACCCCCGCCAGCGCCATTGCCGGCGTTTGTTCGACGTATTCAGGCAACCCCCATAGGGCTGTATCGGGATAATCCTCCGGCCGGCGATATTGGTTGAGTCGCTTGACGGCGCTGCCCAACTGCATTTCGTACGTTGCCTTACTTATGCCGTAGGGCTCCAAGGCCATCATCCAGTCCACCGGGTCTTTGCCGGTAATCGTCGCTTTCGCCCCCCAATCGCCCTTTTTCTGCCAGTCCAAGATCGTCTCGGCCGGAAACAATCTCTTGACCCAATCGGGAATGTCCGCATCGGTAACCACCATCTGGGCCTTCTGTTGTGGCGTTAGTTCGGCTTGTTCCAATTGCTGCAACAGCAACGGATCAATTTCCGGTGGTTGTTGAGTGCCAGCCTGCTCAAGCCGTTGCAAGGCCAAAGGATCAGGTTCAACCACTTCCGTCGCCGGTTGGCTTGCCGCCCGTTCGAATGCTTCCAAGCGTGTCACCATGCGCTATCCGTCCTACCAAGGGCTGCTGGGGTCGGGAAGAATGTCGAAATTCCTGGTCCCATCCGAAGATGCGCCGGAGAGAAGTTCTTGCGGGATGATATTTTCTTCACTCGGTCTTTCTTTAAGAGCATATTCTGCGATGATTTTGGCATATTCACCCAAGCCGTTAACCTCCATGAGCATAAGTATCTCCCGCCACGACTTGCCTTTCTTGCGTATATTGAGGATGGTATTTTTCAACTTCTGTGGTATACGGGAATCATTCAAGGCACGTGAAATCCAAGCATAATCCTTCGTGTCGTTCGGTATCCAGCGACCGGCCATGACTTCCGCCGCGTGTTTTTCCGCGGGAGAAATAACCGGTTGGCGTTGGGCCATTTCCTCCCCGAATTGCGCAGCCAATTGCGACAAGTCCCTCGGCGGCGCTGGCTGGGCCTGACTAGCTACCGCCGCGGCCGAGCCGGGTAGCGCTTCCCGCCCGCCGAGGGCGGCCGTCAAGGCCGCTGCTTCTTCCTGCCGCTGCTGCGGGGCTTGGACCGTTTCGGCCGCCGGTGCCGGTTTGCCGGCCGGTGCCGCTGTCGAGGCCGGTATTCCCCGGGGCAAACCGCTCTCGGCCGCCGCCTGGCCCATTGCACCGGCGAGGTTGCTGAAGCTGTCGGCGGCCGGGTTGGCCGGGCTTGACGACGGCCGGCCGGCGGTGGCTTGCCGCGCCGAGGCGCCGGGAGCACCGTAGGCTTGCCGCAAGAGGTTCGGGTCGCCTCCAAGATGGGCATAAAGCCCTATCATCGCCTGCCTGATGTTGTGTATCTCCTCTTGTAGCCGTTGAATCTGGTATGCCTTCTCGTAGGCGTCGGGATAGACGCCTTCGGGGTATTCCCATTTCTCGCCGCGAAGAAATCCTTTCTTGCGCAACAACCTTCCCTTGGAGCCTATCTTCAGGGCCTCGTCCACCGTCAGGTTGGGATAAGTAGAGGCAAACTCGGCCTGGAGTTCGGCCAGCTTGGCCTCCTTGTCGCTGGCATCCTTGTTCCAGCCGGCCCATATCGTACGGTCCAGCGGCAGGGCATTGTCCTTGCCGGCAGGTGTCGACAAGACGAAATCCGTCTCCAGCAGGCCGGGGAGATATTTTTGCTCGAAGGTATCCCTGATGGATTCCGGCAGGCCCGGCGCCACGACGTATTTGTACACGTCCGGCCTCTGGTCCTTGGGAACACTCAGCATCAGCCTGGTGGCATTGGACGTATAGGTGATGTTGCGCTCTTCATCTTGCCGCGCCTGTTTTTGCTTTTCCTGGGCGTCTTCGTATTGCCACAAAGCCGAGCGCATCAACCCCTGCCCGATAGACTCTCCGGCGGCGGCGAGAGCCCGCCCGAGAATCTCCCGGCTGCGGTCCGGCGCTGGCCGATAGTATGCTACTCTGGGCATCGTCTGGTTTCCTTTCCCTTAAGCATAGAGAATCATCGGCTCACTGATGGTACCTGCCAGCAGGTTCACCACACTGGCGAGGTCCAGTCCGTGCGGGCCGGTGATGGCGTTCTTGAAGTCCGCCAGCCATTCCTTGTTCATCTGATCTTGATCCACTTGGTAGATGTTCATCAACGTCGCCAGGGCCGCTAACTCGGCGTTGGTCAGGTCGGCGTTGGTCAGGGCCTCCCGCAATTCCATGTTGTGGAACAAGTTGGCCGCCAATGCTTTCTTGTAGTCGGTGGTGGCCTTTTGATCGGCGATAGCCGGTGGCAGTTGGGCCAGGTTCATGGCCTGGTTGATCGCCGCCAGGCGGCGGTTCTCGAAACCTTCCCGCGCTCCGGCCACGTAGCGCGCCCGCTGGGCCGCCAAGGAGGTTTGCAGGTCGGTCAGGGCCTTCTGTTCGGCCTTCTCCCGCTGGCTGCCGAACAGATTGCCCCCGGCGTAGGTCTCGCGGATGGCCGCTCGACCGTGCTGGGCGAACTGCCGCATGGCCGGTTCGTACACGCCCTTGGTGAATTCTTCTTCGTATTTGGCCGGCTCGAACCGCGCCGAAGCCAGACCCATGACAATAGGCGTCAGGTCGGTGGGGATATTCTCCGGCTGGGTGGTTGCCGGCGTCTGGGCGGCTGCGGGTGCCGCTGCGGCCGGCGTGGCGGCCGGTGCGGCGGTCGCCGCAGGCTGCTGGCCGGTTGCCGGTGCCGTTTGCTGTTGCTGCTGTTTGCTCGCCAGATAGTCGGCGACGGCCCGCTGCATACCGGGGAAATACTTATCCGGCGTAGCGAACTCCATTTGTCCGGTCCGACGGTTGAACTTGATGCCCTGCCCGGCGAAAGCCCCGCCCTGGTAATTTTCCAAGAATTGATTGAAGTCCTCAATGTCGCTGTCGGGTATCTGCTGCCGCAAGGATTGCCAGTCGGGCGGCGCTGGGGGTTGGGGGGCTTGCCAGCCGCCTTCGCCCTGGGTATAGCCCCTCTCCGTGAGGTAGTCGGAGACCGCCCTGGCGATATTGGCCGCATCCACGCTCCAGGGGTCTTCAAAGGTATAGCGGCCTTCCGTCAACCGGTAAAGGTTCTGGGCATTGATACCATAGCGGCCCTTGTTGGCATTGCTCATAAGCCATTGGCCGAATCCCGCCTGCTCGCTTTCCGGCAGTTGCGACAGGGCGGCGTCCAGTTCCGGGTTGGTACGTACTTGCGGGAGGCTCTGGAGGTAGTTCTGCAAACCAGCATAGTAGTTTTCCAGAATGGCCCGGTCCAGCGGCAGCATGTTCTGCCGGCTATATTCCGGGGCGCCGGCCACTTCCATATAGCCCGGCACCTTGGTAATATCACCGCCATATTGATTCTGGAACCTGCTGTACCAACCAACTCCCTTGTTGCGTTCTTGGACAATATCAAGCCATTGTTGCGACCATTTATTGTAATCAGGCTTCCACTTACTAATATCTCCACCATAATCCTTGAGGACGGGGGCGGGATTTTCTTTCAACCAATCCAAGTGAGCGGTTGGTGAATATTTCTGTTTCCACTCCTGACCGATTTTCTTCTCATATTCACTCCTCAGCGGTGCGGCCCAGTCGTATTTCTCGTCCCACGGCCGGTCCCAGCGGGGCAGTTGGTTCGGGTCCAAGTAGTACTTCTTGCCGCCGTACTCCCACAGATAGCGCGGCGTTCCGGTGGCCGCCGCCGGCAGGCCGGTCGCCTTGCTGGCCGCCGCTGCTTTGCCCAGCGCCTCGGCGAGTTTTCTTTTGCCCTTGAGGTTCTTAGCCTTCGGCTTGATGGTGGCCGTCCCGGAAGGAATGACCACCGTCGGCTTATCAACGGTGATGGTCTCCTTGCCCGCCTCCCCGGCAACGAACGGCCGGCGGCTCTTACCGCCTTTGGCCATGTATTTCAGGGATCGTTTGCTTGTCGGCTTGAACCGCGGGTCCGTCGGCAGGATGCCTTGCTTTAGCTGGTCAAGATACTCTTGGTTCGGTCGGCTCGCTCCGATCCGGCTCGCCAGCGATTCGGCCAGCTTCAAGCCCGCCTTCTGTTGTTCGGTCAGCGGCGCTACTCGATACTTCGGCTTGGGCATGGCCCGGAATTGCTCCAAGAGCGGATAGCGGGCGATCTCCCTACCCGTGGCCGGATCGCGCTTGATACCCAAGAGGAAGTCCATCAGCACCTGGTTAAGCTGCTGTTGTTTGAGGCTGAGTGTGGTCTTCGGCTTGGCCTTCTTGGGCTTTTTACTGCCGGCGATAAGGCCGCCGGCCGCTTGCGAGCCGGCACTGATGGTACTGCCGAGGATGAAAGCCGTTCCCAAGTCCATCGTCTTTACCGTCCTTTCTATTCTTCTTCCGCTACGATCGCTCGCAGGCGTCGCGGATCAACTCGTAGTATGTTTGCCGACTTATTCCCAGCAGGCCCGCCCGGCCCGCCTGCTGGCAGCACGCCCCGCAACGCTGGCAAGTAAAAGCAATCATTTATGTGTGACCCCATGCCATAATGCGAACATCAACTGCGGAAGAATTAACCCAAGCTGATCCGTTATAATAATGAAACGGGTAATTACTAGCGGTGCGTAATTCAATGGTACTACTGGTAACCTTGTTCACAAAAGTTCCCATGCTCGTGGTCACTTGCCGCGACGAACACACGGCTGCATAATCATTATTGGTGTGATCCCTTACCCAAGCGATCACGAAGTCGGGCACTACCGATAAACCATGACTGACGGAAATCGTAGCATTGGCGCCGTAACCGGCCCCCCCATTGGTGAGCCAACCGGAATCATAAAATCGCCCGGAAGTCGATCCGGCGCTAAAATCAAGTCGGGCAGGGTCCAAATTTCCTGTCAACTCGCTGGCGTTCAGGTTCGTCAACGCCGAGGCATCAACAGCGCCGAAGGTGCCCCCGGAAATCTTGTCGCCCGCCAACGTGGGGATTCTTGCCGTGTCAAATGTTCCAGTGGTTATTTTGCTGGCATCTAAAGAGGGGATATTCGCTGCCGTCCACGTTCCGGCGTAAGTCACGGAACTATCTAGTGCGCCCTTCAAGGTTGGTGCTTCAAAGGTGCCGTCATTGAAAAAAGTGAAAGTCTTATAACCTAAGGCAGCAGCAACATTTATTTCAAGTTTCGCCTGACAATTCGATCCAGTTTGAGTAGCAATGATCGAAGCACCATTACTCCAAGATGATGAGGCAACGCCAGAAAATATGATAGTACCAAGCCTGTCACCAGATTGAGTTGTAGCTATTTCATTAAATGTAGTTGTATGAGAACGACGTAAGTGTAATTTGGGCGCGAAGGTGCTGTATTCGGAATACGTTTCTGCGACGTACCCTCCTCCCGAAGATACATATTTTACAATACATGCACCACCAGCCCACAATTGCGCGGTTGTTTCATTTGTACCATCAATCTCTGCAACAACCTCAACTGAAGTGCCTTTTACAGATAACGAAGTATTGTCCCACTTCATATAACTATCTTCCCCCCCGAACTTACACGTTCCGTCACTGGCGATATAGACCGTCCAGGCACTACCGTCGTAGTACCCCATGTAGCTGGATGTCAGCCACAAGCCAGCGGCGTCCGGCGTGCCGGATAAATCCGCGCCTTTGACCGAAAGCCTGATACGACCGGTGGACGAATCAATACCGTTATATTGGTCGGCGGTCATTTTCCTGTAGCTGGTCGTGTCCACGACGTTGGCGTCAAGTTCGATCTTTCCGGCCGTGATAGTGGTGTTGTAAATCGGATTGCCCACCAAGACCCAACTTGTCCCGTCCCAGCGGTAGGTCTCGCCCTGGTACTTGCCGCCCCCGTCGGCGGTGACGTACCAAGTATCGCCGGTATCGGGCGAGGCCGGCGGGCTGGAACCGGCCGAGGCGAAGGTGGCGTTGCCGCTGCCGGTGGACGTGAAGGTCATCTCGCCGGTATCTTCGTCGATGGTGATCGTCTGGCCGCTGCCGGCGGTAAACGTCAGCGTGCCGTCCTTGGCGGCGTCCCAAACGTTCGTGCCGTCGGTAGCCCGCTGGAACCCTACCTTGGCCCGCGTATTGAACATCTCCAGCAGCGTGCTCAGCGCTCCGTGCAAACGCTGGCAATATTCCGTCAGGGCCGCCACCGTCGCCTCGGTGGTGTCCTTGGCGGTCGGCGGCGGCGGTAATTCCCCGCCGGGATCGTAACCGAGCAAACTCGTATTGGCGTAGTTGTCCGTCATATCTGGCCCATGTCCTGAGTATCAATCACGATCCGGCCGAGCAGGAGCTTCTGACCGGCGGTGTTGTTGCGGAACTTCAAGCGGAAACCGTAACCGGTGACGTTCATATCCACGTGGTAGCGGTCCCAAGTGCTACCCACCGTCACCGACTGGTAGCTGCCGGAAGTCCCCCCGGCGCCGTCGGTATAGGTGGCCCCGTCGTCGGTACTGACCGAGATCTGGACGCTACTGGCCGCGCCATCGCCGGACGCCTCGAACCAGACGGTCACCGGTTTGAACTTATTCTTCAGGTTCATAATGATCGTCGGGGTGGTGATGTAAGCATCGATGGCCGTATTGCCGTCGTCGGTGCTGCTGTAGTCCAACCGGTAGATATTGCCCGACCCGTCGGAAAAGACCGGCTGGGAGACGACGCTGCTGGATTCAGGAAAGTCGTAGTCACCCATCCCGGCGATCACATCGGCATAGTCCCACTTCTCCCAGCGGCCCTCCCGGATGAAGTACACGTAGAACAGCGTCGGCAGGGTATCACTACTGCCGGTGGGAATAGCGAACATCACCGCGTTCAATTCCCGCAGGTAATGTGCCCAGGCCCGGTCGGCATAGCGATAACCGTTGCTTGTGCCGGTATTGATGTTATCGAAAAACTCCGTCCGTATCGGATCGCCAATGGGGATACGGTTCTTGCCGCCGTAGTAGGCGTAGATTTGCCGGTCGGTGGAAGCGTAATAGATCGCCTCACCGTCGGAGGCGTGCAACCGCCAAGCGTACAGGCCCGCCCCGGTAATCTTCGGCTCGAAGTGGAACGGGGCGGTACTGACCCCGGTGAAGAAACAGTTATAGACCGCCTTCTCCAGGAAGATCACCAGCACGTTGTTGCCGAGCACGCTGCCGGCGAGGATGGCTCCGTATTCCGTGCGGAGGTCTTGGTAACCCGCACCGTCGGTATTCACATCGTCCCAGTCGGCCGAGGCCGTAAAGTGCGCCAAATCACTCCAGCGGACCCGCTGGAAAAATTCCGTGTAGGTATCAGGAGAAGTACTATCATCGGTGCACTCGTTCGTGTGCAGCAGAAGTAAATGATCGGCGAAAGCTACCGCAGCTTTAGCGTAGTGATGAATATTGGCTCCCGGATCGGAATCATCGTCATGGTATCCGTCTCCACCTTCCAGCTTAGCCAACGATGTTTCCGGTTCGTTGGTATAGACTACTGCATAGAAACTTCCTCCGACTCGCTTGGTATCGGCCTGGCAGACAATCAGGTAATTCTTGTAGTCGTCGCTAAGCTCAACAATCTCAGTAGTCGTGAAGAATACGTCCTTGCCGGTCCCGGAAAGAACTGATGTCCCTTTGTCCGCCGACCAGTCGCCAGTGGCGGTACTCTTGTAATGAGCATAGCTGTCGGCGCTATCGCCGGTGGTGGTTCCGAATCCCCAGAATCGTTTTTTCCCCGATACGCCGTCTTGGTAGTGGTGTCCATGCAGGAAGATGGCATCATCCGTCCAGTTTGAACCGTTATCAGCGACATAGCCGGTCCGTTTGCGGGCCACACCGTCCTTGACGGTGAAGTTCTGCATATCGGGGCTTTGGCCCAACGCCAGGCGGTCGCGGGCCGTACCGGTATTGAGCCCTCCGAGGAATCCGCTGATGACAATCGGCTGCGGCATGGCTGTTGCCCTCGCACCTACGTATTGTCACCGAAGACGAGGTATTCGACGACCGCCGTGGTAGTCGCGCTGAGGTTCTTGACGTAGGTCTCCTCTCCCGCGCCGTAGCTCGGCACCACGAAGATCGCCTGGCCTTGCGTGAGCACGAAGTCACCCGCCGTCCATTGCGTGCCGTCGGCCAGGTCCACCGAGACCCCCGTGGCCGCGGTGGTCCCCCCGGTGACGACGCGCAGCCACAGGCCGGTAACGGTATCGATATTGCCGGTAGTGATCTGGATACTGCTCTCGGTGGCGATCTCGGCGTATTGATAGGCCGCTTCGTCCACGCCGGTAACCTGGAACTGACAGGTGGAAATCGGCAGATGGCCCAGGTCGGTCAGGGCCAAGCTCAAGGTAACGGTTGCGGTTCCGGCCATTTCAGTTGCCTCCTGCGCGCAAGCGCTCATAGAGGTTATCTATCTGTTCCAGCACGCGATCCTGCTTGTTATTGATCTGTTTGAGGGACCGGTCCACGTCGCCGAACCGCCGAGCGGTGATCTCCTGCATGGCGGTGATTTTTTCTTCCAGTATCTGCCGCTCTTGGGCTTCCAGGGCGTGCCGGCGGTCGCATTCGACCTGGCTGAAGGTATCGCCTGCCCTGCCGTTATGATTCTTGCGGCGGGCCATCAAAGTTTTGGTCACGATGCCGGCTAAGTAGGTCAAGCCGGCCAGCGGAATGCTGATGGTCACCGTCTGCTCGAAACTGCTGCCTTGGGCCAAGATCATCATCGTTGTCCATCTCCGTCGCTTTCATACTTACGGTCCGTAATCGACCATCTGGTCGATCGTATCAATGGGCTTTTCCGCCTCCCACCGTCGCTCCAACAATTCGTCAACCAGCCGTCGTTGGTTTGCCGCCAGCACCGCCAAGGAGGCGTCGTTGACGCTCTTGAAGTGCAGGGCCAGCCACTTGGCCGTCTGGATGATCTCTTCGTCGAAATCCCGCAGAACGGGCGTGTCGGTATCGTCGCTCATATCGCGGGGGGCTTGGCCGTATTCCAGCCAGAACCTGCCGTGGAGTTCGTCATCGCCGGGTACGGGGCAGACCTCCAGGGTATTGGCCCGCTGGACGTATTCCTTGGGCGGCCCGGTATCGTAGTCCGGTAGGTAGGGATACAAGCGGTCCCAGCTTTCCAAGCCCCCCACGTGCATCTCCAATCGCCAGAAATTGCCTTCCGTAGTGTCGATGTAGCGGACAGAGATGATCCTGCCGACCGGCTTGTCGCGGAAGACGTTCAAGTCATATTCGTACACGCCGCTTTGGCAAGCCAAGGTGGTCTTGTCCAACACGTGGATGTCGCGCAAGGCGGGATATTCCCAAGCGATGTGGCGGATCGCCGCGTTGATCCAGCGCTTGGCGCGCGTGTCGGTCACGACGGACGTATCGCCGCCCAACTCGGCCTGCAATTCATCGACGAGTTCGCCGAAGTTCAAGGCCATGACGCACCTGCCTTACTTCAACATGCGGGTGGCGATCCGCTGGGCCTCTTTCTTGGTACGGGCGACCATCACCTGCCGGTTGTAGTTCTGGTCGAGGGCGCTGATCACATAGCCGTTGCGGGCCTTTTCCACCGTCACTTCCTTACGCGGGTTCGGTACCGGCCCAATTGTTTTCGTTGCCTTTTTGGTAGCTTTCTTTGCCATGGGTTTCGTGCTCCGTGATTTCTATCCGGCGACGGGGGCGGACCGGTCGTCCGTGACCGGCCCACCTGCCGCCGGAGGAGGAAGAAAAAAGCCACATTCCGCCGTTCGCCGTTACAAGCCGATGAACATGAAGGCGAACTCCAAGCCGCTCGTCGGCGTCGGCGTGATCTCCACTTCGGCCATCAAGCCGGAAGGCGTGGTAGCGCCGCTAACCGATCCCAAAATCAGCAGGTCTCCGGCGGCTACCGCGGTTCCGGCGGCTCCATCGAAAGCATCGCTAGTACTAGCGATTGTCTTGTACTCGCCGTCGGCCGGGAACGCTTCTTTGGTGGTTCCCGCTCCGGTCATGTGGTCGTCCACGTCCTTCGTACCGTCGGAGATGACGTTGCCGAGCTTGATGTAGCCGTTGGCCCCCGTGCTACACGAAGTCTTGTTGTACACGGTCAAGCGGCTGATGGTTCCGGCCACCGGTACCCTGCCGATCGGCACGTCCACCCAATCGTTGGTACTGACGTGGACGGCATCGTCACCGACCGTACTGAGGATAATCGGCTCAGTATAGCGCGTGACGGTTACGGCCCCGTTGGTGACGGTCATGTCCGTGTAAAGCACTTCCGTCACCCCGCTGGTAGCGCTCAGGGGCACCAGGTGGGCCGCGAAGATGCGCGTCAGCCGGACGGGAACCTCCACCGTCGTGTCCGTGCCGCTGAAACTGTACTTGCCGTGGTTGCAGCGGTGGTTGCCGACACGGCCCCAAAACATTTCTGCATCGTTCCATGCCATATCAATCACCGCCTTTCTCAAACATCAGCCGCTGTTGCGAACGCCAGGCACTTCAGGCCGGCAGCCAGTGGTTTCAGGGCGATCTTGTCCGTCGTATTCAAGTCATAGGCTGCCAGCGGTGAGGTCGCCGTCACGTTCCCGTCCGTCGTGATCGTATCACTGGAAGCCGCCAGTTCGCTGCAATACGACGTAGGCGGCAGCCAGCCGATCCAGAACCAGCCGTAGTAGCCGTCCGTCATGGCACTGAGAGCAATAGCGAGGAACGAGTTGGGGTTCGCCGTGGCGGCGTCACCGTCGTTGGTCACGGTGGTCATCTCACCCGTCGCCGCCACACACGGGTGTCCGGCCGCCAAGGTGACCGCGCCAGCCGTGTACTTGAAGTAGCCCAACAGGCTGTAGCCGCCTTCCGTGTGGTCCAGCACGGAAACCTTGTAGCCCAACGGATAAGCCGGGCTGGCCACATTGTGGTGGGTGCTGTTGGTAAAGTGCTGCCCATTGCTGTCCGCCGGCGGCAAGGCGTCCTGGTGGACAGGCCCCGGAGCATTGTCATAAATCACGATGTCATTGTAGTCGAGGGTTGCCATTGGTTAATCACCGTCCTTTCCATTCCGAGTTAGCGGCCGAGGGTTCTGCCCGTCGTCGCGGTATTGCACAACACCGACGACGGGCATGGAACTCGGTCCGAACATCTCAAGGGTTATCAACTCACTTGGCACCGCATGATGTTGCGGCGCGGCATGTCGCAGGTCAGTTGACCTTTCCACTTCACCCGGGCCAGCGAGACTTCCCGCCCGCCGATGATCTTGTCTTGCGGGAAGAAGTCGGTCATCTCGAACGGTCCGACGCCGGTGTCGCGGTCCTCGTAGTACCGCAGGTGCCAGGTTCGCAGGTCCAGCCCGAAGACGAACTGGGTACCGGCAAAGCTGGTGTCGCCGTTGTAGGTGGAATCACCTACCAGGCCGGCGGACGTGCTGGACGAGCCGGTCAGGCCGACCTTGGCCGTGTAGTGCGTGCAGGTGGTCGCCGTCATGCGGTCGAGCAGGTGGTCCTTGGCGATCTCCACGCCGCGGTACATCATCGAGTCGAAGCCCTGTTTGGCGACCAGGGCCTCCGGCTTGTAGATGTTGGCCGCCTCGAACTCCGCCGCCAGCCGCCGCCAGAGCGTCGGACCCATGATGAACAGGTAGTTGCTCGGGTTCGGCGTCGGCTCCGTGTCGATGTCCTCGGCGTACTCCGTCATCGCGTCGATCCACTCGTCCAGCTTGCTCTTGTTGAGCGTCACCGCGGCGAAACTGTTGCTGTAGTCGGCGGCGTTCCACTCCGTGTAGGCCGCCGTCGTCCGCGGAATCCCGCCGTAGGTGGTGCTTTCGTAGGCCGTGGTGCCCTGCGGGGGCATCAAGGCGGAGGGAATCCCCTGGACGTAGGTGTGCTCGGCGTCGATTTCGGTGTCCGTGGCACAACCGTAGATACGGTCGGCGATCTTCAACTTGATCGCCACGACCGCCTGCTTGGCGATCAGATTGCGCAGTTGAATGAGCTGCGCGTCCGTTTCCGGCAGGTTCATCACCCGCTCGTCCACGGATTCCTCGACGGGGCACTGCATATATGCGACGTGCCAGTGGGGCTTCTCGATGATTTCCTTCGAGCCGCCCTGTAATCCGTCGTTCGGCCCGTATTCCTGGACCAGGGATTTCAGCGTCGCCGACTGGTACATCTGCTCGTAACGAACGCCGCCGGCGACAATCTGTTTGCGTTCGTTGAGACGGTAGAACAAGGGAATGCCGTAGGTGACGGCGCTGCGCCACGTTTTATCCAGCAGTTCCCTCGTTGCTTGGGTGAGGTTACTTGCCATGCGTCATCACATCCTTTCTCAGACGCAGGAAGGCCCCTCCCTCCGGTCAAGCCAGACCGGCCCGACGCCGGTTGCGGGCGTCAATGGCCGCGGCGACCTCGGCAAAAGAGCCTTCCGGTATCTCGTCACTGGGCGGCGCGCCCCCGGTGCCCGTGTCCACGGGCGCGGTAGGCTTGCCGCGTTTGGACGGGGTGGCGGACTTGTTGCCGGCGGCATCGGCCAGATCGCGATAGGCGTTCTTGAGCGCCGTCTTGATCCAAGCGGCGCGCGCCTTGGGCGGCATCGACTCGACCTCGTACTCGACGAACTCCTGATTGACGCGCTCCAAGGCGGCCTTGCGGTGCTCGGCGCCGTATTGCTTGTCGAGGGCGGTACATTCGGCGTCCAGCATCCGCTCGCCTTCCTGACGCAACCGCTCTTGTCGCTGCTGCTCGGTCTCCGCCCGTAGCTCGTCGATCACGCGGCGCGATTCTTCCAGTTGCCGCGTGCTCTGGCGCAGGGCCTTGTCGAGTTGCAGGACGCGCTTCTTCAGGTTGTCGTATTCGTCGAGACTGGGGTCTTCGACGCTGGCGTCGTCGAACTGCTCCTGCAAGGATTGCAGTTGCTGCCGCGTCTTTTCCAACTCGGCCTGAAGCTCGGCATTCTGCCGACGAAACTCCGCTTCCCGCCGGTTCGCTGCCGCCAATTCATCGCGGAATTGGCGCTCCTTATCCCAGTGTTGTTCCGGCTGAGCGGTGGTCTCGGAGGGCTCTGCGGGCGCATCCTCAACCGTCTCGTCCGAGGCGGTATCCTCGGCTTCTCCAGCGCCGGAGCCGCCTTCGTCGCCAGCGGCTTCGTCGGCGAACCACCGGGCGTTGCCACCGGCCTGAGGGCGCACCAAGCGCGTCAGCCAATTGCCGAACAGCAAGTCATCTGCGTTCCCGTCCGTTCCCAACACACTACGAAACATCTATCCATCTCCTTTCCGCCCCGGTGGTGCAGCGCTTGTCCGCATCCCGGCGCTTCCAAGGTCAACTTCCCGGCTGCGGCTCGCCTTCGCCCCGGCGGCAGCACCTGTCCGCCGCCGGCGGTCCGAAAGTTGCCCAGCCGGACCCGTCCATCGGTCCACGCCGAAAAAAAAGGGGCTGCGCGGAAGATTCCCGCACAGCCCCGTGACTGACTGTGAGTGTCACGCCTCTACAACGCAGTTGGCCGACTGCGAGGCGTCAGCTTTTTTCGGCGTGGGTTACACGCTCGTTACGTTCTTGCTCGTTTTTGCTCCTTTGGTCGTTGTCTTGGTCGGTTTGGCTTCCGGCGGTTGCCAGCCGAAGGCCCGGCCGACTTCGCCGAAATCGTACTTCATCGTGCCGGCCTTGGCGTTGTATTCGTCCACCGCCTCCCGGCAGGCCAGCTTCGCGTTCAGTCCTTGATCGTAGAGCTGTCGCCATCTCTCAAGCAGAGACGCCGGAAGGCTCGGTTTCTTTTGCTGTTTCTCTTTCGCCATCGGTTGTTCCTTTCTCGTCGGCGCCACTCTCGGGGCCGACCCATTTATCGCATGTGTGCCAAACCGTGACAGGTAATTGGCAGTAACGGCTTTCCGGGTTCTTGCAGACGAACAAGAACCCTACCATCTGCGGTTGATTGTTGGCACCGGGCGTGGCTATCGCCGAATCCGGCAACACCAAGCAGGCCGCGGGTGCCCGCTTCGGCCAGCGTCTCCGACATGTCCCGCAGATCCGCTTGTTTCGTTTTTCTTCCATTTTCTGTCCTCACGCCACCCCGACGGTTTCGACCGGCGCCTCGACCGGCTCTTGTAGGCTTTGCAGTAGCTGCAATTGCTTTTGAATCGCCGCCAGTAACTCCCGCGGCCCCATATCGAACTGCTGGGCCAGCTTCATCAGAGCGGTCAGCGGCCCGATAAGCTCATGCTCGGCCATCAGCTTATCCACGTTGGCGATTCCCAGCTTTTCCAGGTAGGGCTTGAGCATGACCGGTCCGGCCGCCTCCAGGGCCGCCCGGTATCTCAAAGCCTCACGCTCCTTGTCATAAGGCAGAGTCGCCACCGGCTCAATACGTAAATCGTACTTGGCATCGGCCATGCCTTGGGTCCAGCGGATGCTGGCGGCAACATTGCCCTGTGACTCGCCGAGATAGCGTACCCACCGGCCCGGCTCGTAATGCGTCTGCATCAATTCGATGACCCCCTCGGCGACCTGGCTAAGGGCCTTGTCCAGCAAGACGCCCTGCAAAGCGAGCCGCTGGCGGCTGTTCCGATCGAGCATCTGCAACTCGCCGAGGGTATTGCCCCCCTTACTGGCCCGCCCGAGCACCACGTCGTGGGTGCCTTTGGCATCCTGATCCGCCGCCTTGAGCATCTCGAAGATATTGAACAGCGCCGAGGGCATGGGGGGCGGTTCTTTACGCTGCGCGGCTCCGCTGCGCAGGGCACCCCGCGTGAACCGCACGATCGCCCCGGCCCAGTTGGGTACGTTGACGATCCGCTTGCGCTTGTCCGCGGCCAGTGAGCCTTCCTCCACCCAAAGCTGCGGGTCGGCGAAAAATTTCACGTAGTTCAATAAATGACTGCCGATATTGTTCATCCAGTCTTGGAAGCCGCGGCTGATTTCGACGCAGTTGACTCCCACCCACAGGTGCGGGAGCAGATAGTGCGGCACGACGGCGAAGTTCCAGTGTCGATAAGGCCACGCTTCATCCACTACGATGATCTTTTCCCCGTCCACGATCCGCACGACCCGCCGACCGTTAGGGTATTTCGGCCGCCGATAGCCCGGCCGCGCCGTCCGCTGCGGCCAATTCTCGCCGTCCGCCGGATGCCAAGGGCCGCTTTCGCCGGATTCGGGATTCACCGGCCGCGTGGTGTCGTAATAGATACCATCCTGCTTGATGATATGTTCGGTACCCGGCTCGCCGAAGGGGATCGGTTCGTACCGGGGCTTGACGTATTCGGTGCGATAATCACGGAACAAGAACTCTTGGACCTCCACCGTCGCCCGGTTCGGTCCCGACCGGCCACCTGCCGGGCCTGCCGGGCTGGTCCCCAGGATCAGATTTGCCAAGCGGGCTTGCCGATAGGCTTCATCCTCCAAGGCGTTGCGGGGCCGCTCGCGTCCGCTCCAAGCATGGCTGCTGCGGTTGAACCCGGTCTCGTCGGTGGCATGTTCCGCGGCCCGCCCTGCTGATTGGCTGTCACCGGTCGCATCGGCCTTGAGTTCACCGTCGGCGTCCAGTTCGCCCCGCTCGGCCAGCAATTTGCGGTACTCGGGCCAGCGACGCGCGGCGGCGGCCTTGTCCATGAACCGGGACGTATAGACATAGCGGGCTTTGGTGGGAATCTCCGCCGCTAGTTCCACGTCCGGGTCGCAACCGAAGTATTCCGGCAGTATCACGTTGACCTCGATGCGACCACGCCAACCGTTACCGGTCCGCTCGGCCAATTCCTCGTCCCACTCCGCTTGTTCCTCCCACAGCCACTTGAATACGGCGAAACCGTAGAGGGATTTATCCACCAGAGCTTGGATCAGTCTGATGTCCATCGCCAGGTCGCGGAACCACAGGGCACGAAGAACCTTACCGACCGCGCGGGCGTCCTGCTCATCCGTCTCCTCCACCGGTAGCGTCTCGATCCCTATCCGCGTCGTGCCGAGGATCGCCACTTCCTGGGTCATGTCCGCATACATGCGGTTGATGACCGGATATTCCCAGCCCTTCTTGCGTTCCCTGCCGGCGTGCTGGTCGCCATACACGTAGCGGATGGCGTCCTTGGCCATGGCGCGAATGTCGTCCACACGACGCCGGCCGTCGGTGTACATGGCGTCCAGCCTACGATTGAGATCGACCTTGTCGCTAGAATCTCGCACTGTCGCTTATCCTTATCGCTTTCCAAGTATCGCCTTGATCGCCGCCCCCACCGACCCGCTGGTTACGTGGTCGTTCAAGGTCGCATCCAAAATCGCGTCATCCACGTTGCTGCTGTCTAAGGGCGTCTGCCCACCCACAAGACCGACGTCAACACGGCCGTTTCCATCAAGGTATAGATGGTTCACATTAATGGAAGACACGTTGGCACTGTCATAAACTGTGTTGAGCACGTTTACTGTGTTGCTTCCTCCTCCAACAAACGAGTAGGCTTCTCCACTCCCGGCATTATTTACAATTATCACACAGTCCTGAAACAGAGCATTGTCTCCTGCCACATAAAATCCGAAAGCATTGTGCGTTTCGGATGAGTCTGTAGTCAAAATGAATTTGCATCCGCGGGCGATGAACACCGAGTCTGTGCTATCAATAAAACCACAGTAAAGTGCCGCTGCTCCTGCCGCACTCAAAGAATAATCCACAATGCAATTCTCCATGAATACGGAGGCACTGCCAATATAAAGGGGAGTTGATTGACCACTACTTGTAGGCCCCGTGCTCGTTATTAAGCAATTACGGAAAATAATGGGGCCACCACTAGCTGCATAGACTGTCTTCCCAGCGGATTCAATCAAACAGTTCTCAAAGATTACCGGGCCAGTATCCACAACCGCCTTAAGAGAATACTCAGCTAAATCAGTGCCAGAATCGTTGGTGATTCTACAGTTTCTTATGATAGCTGGAGACGGAGTGGTACCATTACCAACATCTCTAGACAAGCTAAGCGCACTCACAATCGCCGACCCGCCACTAGTGTGGATCCAAAGGTTTTCCAAAACTACTGGAATTTCCGCTGAAAACGTCGTCGATGCAGATGTAATCTTAGTCTTCTGGGCCGTAATGCCAAAGAAGTGAAGCACCTTCCCAGTGTCCGTGATAGACACCGTGTCCGTGTATGTTCCTGGGGCGATAAATATGCACCCCCCGTCAGTCGCATCACTTACAGAGCCGCTAGGAAGTGCGTTTGCGTTCGCCCAAGTCTTTCCATCATTGGTATCATTACCACCAGTCCTCGTGTAAATCAAAAGCCCAGTGCCGTCCAATGCGTCCCAAATCGGAATCATAGCCTTACCCCATCACAAAGTACTTCGTTCTTGTCACGTTCCCGCTCTCTTGGCCCGAAGCCGGAACGGTGACGTTGTTTAGTTGCCTAATGTTAATCTCACCCTGAGGGGCACAGTACAAGTACTCATCCCCTATGTTGTTCTGCACGGAAAGACTCACATCGTTGCGAATATATATCTTACCGAGCCCTCCCAAGCAGGCCACGGCGTAACAGTCTGAGCCCGGCCCGCCACTCACGTTGTTTGAGATAATATTCACGGTCACATTGGAAACGTAAACGTCAGCGTTGCCCTTATCGGCATCTTCGGTCCAGCCGTTCATGCCGTCCTGCTGATAGTCCCCCAGGCCCCCAATACGGATGCCGGCTATCTTCAACGGGTGTTCGGAAGTGCTGTCGGTGTTGCCCTTCAGGGTAATCGTACAGCCGGAAATCTCACACCGTCGTCGTACCGGCTCGGAAACATTCTGTCCGTAGTACACTATCCCATCGAAACCGTAGCCCAGGTGATTGCTGTCGAGAACCACGTTCTCGCCACTGTTGTCGATGGTCAGAGTATTAGTACCGCTTACGTACAGATCAGCCCTGACAGCCTTGATCAGTGCAGGCTCTTCCACCAGATTCGCATTGACCCAAGGCACGGAAAGGTCATTGGTGCCGGTAAGAGTCAAAGACCCGTCTTTGATAAAGAGAACAGCGGCGTAATCCGAGGAGCAGTCAAGATCGGAAGCGTAGACGTCGCAATCGTAGAAGTCTAGACACGGCGAATGGGTCACACTCGCGTAAAAATTGTGGACGTGGCAGTCGCCAGGGACGACCTTGGCGTGCGCGCTTTCAATCCTACGAATCCCGCGCATATAGTTATTTCCCGAAGCCTCAAGGAACTTCAGATTCTCCAACCGGTTATTACCGAACAAGCCGGCGATGGGACCGCCGTAGGTATCCTTCTCCGACCCATCAGTGGCGATCTGCGAATGCAAACCCGGCTCGTACTGAATCACGCTCTTGTTATTGGCGTCACTGCCTATCAGGTCGGTATACGGCGGGATCGCCGGGCCGAGCCCCTCCGTGAGCGTCAACCAGCCTCCGCCGGACTTTTTGCCGTAATACGTCGAGTCGGACGCACCTCGCCAGCTTTCCGGCACCACGGCAGGGTTAAGAGACACCAGCCACTCCTGATAGGCGCCCGATTCGGAGCCCTCGTTATAGTGAATCGTAACCCTGGCGCGTCGGTTGAATGCCAGGCTATCTATATGTTGCCAAATGTATGCCAAGGCGTCACCGATAGTCTGATAGTCTCGCGTTCCATCTCCAACTGTCAGATCAATGATGTAGCTCATAACGCGCGCTGCTCAACCCTGCGTCATGTGTTGCCATCGTGATTTCTCAAGCTCCCACAGGAAGCGCGCCCAGTGCCGCCAGAAAGGTTCGTGCAGAGTGAAACCCTTACGCGCACGGGCCAGAGGCCAAGGGGCGCTACGACTACGAGCATCCTGTTGGATAGTCTGGAGCTTCTCGCCAGGTCGTTTGGTCAGCACTTCCGGCCAACACCTCCTACGACTTTCTACCCCGGCCTCTGCCGCGACCACCGCCGCGACCGTAACCGGGACCGCCGAACCGACATCCGCCGGTGTTTCGGTTCCGGCGACCGCCACCGGCCCGGCCACGCCCTCTACCGCTTCCATTCTTAGCACCGTAACGCGCCATCTTACTTTCCTTTCTTGCGCTTCCTCGCGTTCCGTCGGGAAATCCTCGCTCCGGTTTGTGCCGCCACCGCCTGGCGTTTGGTCTTGGTACTGGCACGAGAGCCTGGGCGTAACACGTACCGGGCATATTCCGCCACCGTCATTCCCGCCCGCTTGGCCTTGGCGGTGAAATCCCCGCGGGTTTCCTCGGGAAACGCTTGGGCCATCCACTTTTTTCGCGCGTGCTTCTTCTTAGCCATCGCTCATCCTTGATCGGCTTGCTTGGCCGCCATCTGCCGCAGATCGGTTAACAGTAAATGTATCGCTTGGCGGGCCTCGCTCACTTCCTGGCGTATCTGATCGGCCTCCTGTGACGTTATCGTCCGGTCGGCAGCGGCGGCGGAGGCCACCGTCACCACGTCGGCGATCTCCTTGACCGTTGCCCCCAATTGTTCGCCCGCCTGCACCACGGCCCCCAGGTTCCATTTGGTCCACAGGGCACCGAGCAAGAAACTTACCACGGCCACAATCGCCGGAGTCAGGGCCTCAAGGTTCATCTTACACCTGCCTTTCGCTCAATAGAACTTTGCCAACACGATCATGTCCGTCCCGGCCGTGCCGGAGGCGTTCATGTCGAAATCGCAGAACAACTTCAAACCGCCGCGCAGGTCATAGCTCACCTCCCGGATGCCGTCGGCACCGTCGGTGCCGTAATCAACGCTGTTGACGTGATCCGTGCTGATCGTCAAGGTGTCGGCGTAGCGATACTGCCGCAGGGCGCCCGTGCAGGCAGCGGCGCCGTCCTGTCCCAGCTTGGCCGTGGTATTACCGGTCGTCTCCCCCAGAGTCTCGCCGGCCTGGAAGATGCCGGAAAGCATCTCCACGTCGGCATAACCGGCCGCCGTCCCCGCCGCCCACGAGCCGCTCGTCACCGTAATGGCGGTAATGCGGGCGGTTGCCCCACTGGTAGAACCGTAAAGCACGTCACCGACGGCGAAATTTCCGTTGTCGCCGGTGTTGAAATAGATGCGCGGGGCCGCGCGCTTCGCCGCCGTAATGTTCTCCGATTGCCAGGTGCCGGAAACCCCGCTCAGGTAGATAACGCCCGCCGCATCGCCCCCGCCCCAACTACCGCTGGTAACGATGATGTCCTCTACCGTGCCGAGGGCGCCGCTGGTCTCGCCGTAAAGCTGGTCGCCGATCTCGATCTCCTTAGCGCCCGTGTCGAAGGGAATGTGCGTCAAGGAAAGGCCGGAGCCGGGTAGTTTATCGCAAACCGCCGTGCCTGCCGTGGCGGTGATCACCAGATCGTTCATCGGCGCTGAAGTCGGCCCGTCCTGTCGCCAGATCGTTACCGTACCGGCGTCGCCGTCGGTGTCGGCCACCAAGAACCGCAATTTGATGTACGTCACGCCCGCGCGGTCGATGGTCACTTCGCGCGCCGCCGGCCAGTTCGCCGGGTTCTGCGCCGCCGAGGACCACGTAGCCCCAAAGGCCAAGGCGTACGTGTTCACATCCGCAGTCACACCGGCTAGCACGTTCCGCATGGCCTGGCCGATGCTGAAAAAATCACGTTGATCTTGAATCGTTATGCTCATCGTGCCCGCTCCTTGTTTCGTTTTCTCGCGGCTCGGCCCCAGCCGACTGCGCGATACCGGCGCAAGCCCGCCAAGCGGCGCGGAACCGCTCGGTCCGCCGGTACGTCGGCCACATACCCCTTGCAGAACACTCGCACCGCCAAGGGGAAGACGCGCCGCAGCAATTGGACCATCTTCCGAGCCTTACCCCAGCGCGAATACGCCTCGCTGGCCAACAGAATCCTTCCGTTCCGTGCCACCAGACGGACCCGCCAGCCGTCGGCACTGTACCACATGCATACTCTCATCAGATCACCTGCCGGCGCACCGGCGCCGTGTCATAGTACCGCTCATCGTCATCATCATTGCCCGGCACGTCCTCGCCGGAAGCTGCGGCATCTTCTCCCGCCGGTACGCCCGCCGTATCGGCGATCTCAACGCCACGGCCGAACGGCGACCATGCGCGAAAACCATCATGGCCGGACGCTCCGTCACTAATTCGCCCGGCACGCCAACCGAGAGCTAACAGCCCCAGCGCGGCGGTGATGCCAGCGGCCATTGCCGCCGCCAGCAAGAGCACCAATTGGGGCGCCGAAATCGTCACCATCCTCCCTCATCCTCCTCGTCGGTGTACTCGGCGACTATATCCGGCTCTCGACCGCCGATCAGCATGTCCGGGGTGAAACCGTCCGCCTCCGACCAGGCCGGAATGCCGGCAACAGCCGGAACCCGCTCGGCCGGTACCGAACTAGCCTCCGCCGCCGCTCGGATCACCATCTGCCAAGTTATCGCCAAGCTCATCACGTCGTCGTCATGTTCTCCCGGCGCCGCCGCCGGACGGCCCTTGGCGTCGCGGACGAACGACTGCATCTGCCGGATCGTCTCGGCCGAGAGCACATGCAAGCTGCCCTCGCGGATCGCGCGAATCAAATCCGTGATCATCGTTTCGCGGGTGGCCTTATCGGTCAGCCAGCCGAGAATCTCGGTCATCTCGTCGGTCGTCCGATCGATCCGCTCGCGGTAGAACAAATTGGGATAGCGTAACCTCTTGAGCGTGCTGCGGGTGCTGCCGCCGGACGAATTGTTCACCTCGACGCCCAGCAGAGCGTTGTGATACCACCGGCCGAGTAGATTGAGTTGCTCGCCGAACAGGTCCGGGTCTGCCCTACCGGACAATTTCGCGGCCACCAAGTGGCTCTCGACGCAGGCCACGTGGGCCGAATTGCGGTCGGTATCGTTGGAGTCGGTCGGATCAAGCCCCTCGGCGGTATCGGCACCGATCGCATACCGCAGCAGGCCGCGCGGCGGCTGCCATATCTCACAGATCAGCCCCTCGCCCCGCCGCCGGTCCACCGGCCGGAACTCCGGAGCCTCCGGCGAACCACCCATCAGGCCGATCATCGCCGGCGGCCGGGCGTGCGCTAGCATTACCTGAATCCGCGTCGGGGGGAATACCGGCCGGCCGCTCGTCAGGAACGCCTCACTGTCGCAGGACGGGTACTCCTGCCGGAACCGGTCCTCGTCGCCGGCCATCTCGTGTTCGATCACGTATCGCCGCCAGGCTAGCTGCTCATCGGTCAGGCCGTAGCGCTCGGCCAACCGCTGCTCTGCGTCGGTCCGCACGAACTCGCCATGCACTGGCAGGCGGTACTCGGGGCAGGCGTGCCACGGTAAAAATACGGCCAGGAAACCGTCGGGATCACCGCCCCGCGGCAGGGTCACCCAGGGCGATCGTTCCGCCGGTGTCGCCCGGCACCAGCGATCGTAGAACTCGCCGCCTTGGCCGTTGGCCGTCGATTCTAGGATGACCATGGTGTCCGGGTTATCAAGAGGCTTGGGCACGCATTCCAGCACCGCCGTGAGGGTCTCGGCGGCGTTCGGCCAATAGGCGACCTCCGATCCGTGAAAATCAATCAGCATTCCCGACCGACCAAGCTCTGGCGAGGCGGTCGAGACCCACAGGCTGCTATGGTGAGGCGCCGAGTAGATAAGCTCCTTGCGGTTGGAATAGTCGGTCGGCAGGCGCTGGGGGTCATAGCGATAGAACAACTTGACGCGATCGAATAGCTGGGCGGTGCTCTTGTCTTTGTGGGCCGCCAGGGCGGCCAGGTGGTTGGGCCGGGTAGTGATCCGATGGTACATCCGCGAGAGGCCCCAGGTGGTCACACCTAGCTGTCTGGCCTTGAGGACGATCAGTCGTACCGGCCTGCCCGCCTGGCGCAGCTGCGCCGCCAGGGCATCCAGCCGTTGCTGGGCGGTGTTGGCCCGCAGCGGTACCAACCGCCCGCCGCCCTTAGGAGCGATCACGCAGTGCCGCTCGCACCACACGGCCGGGTCGATCTGCTCCAGCGCCGCATAGGCCGCCTGCACATCCTCGTCGGTCATGCGGGCGACCAACTCAGGGATCGCCTGCGGGTCGAGGCCGGCTGGGATGGGCTGCATGCAACTCGTCATGGCTGCCGACCCTCCTGTTGCCCGGCCGGGGCGGTCGCAGGTACATCGGCCGCGGATGGTACCGTGGTATCCCGCGGGAGTGCCTGCCGGCCGCCTACCGGCTCATCTGGATGGGCATATCGTTGCAGCAGCTCGGTGAGCCGCTGACGGGCCTCGTCCGGCGCGCCGCTATGTACATGGATATGTTGATGGTTATGCTGGCGGGCCTCGGTGCCCAACAGGCGTTGAATCTGAGCTAAGTCGTGTAGAGCCCGCATCTTATCGTGGAGCCGCACCCGGCGGACCCGCCCCTGGGCATCGACTTGGAGTTCGCTGACCGCCGCGGCCAGCTGCGGAGAGTCCTTCAGGCGGTCAACGGCGGGCAGACCGTCCGGGCCGAGCATATCGACCAGGGAGGAATAGCCTACCGCCGCCAGTTCGGTGAGGGTGCGCACGGCGGTGATCTGGGCCTGCTTGGCCGCCTCGCGCAAGCGGCGGTTAACCAAGGCGCGGATGTCCGGCCGCCGCAACAACTCCTTGGCATGGTCGCGGTTGTAGCCGACTTGCTTGGCCGCCTCGGTGACCGATCGCGTGGCAATGAATGCTTCGACGAGTTTTTGTTGGCGGGGGACCAGACCGTCGGCGGTGCGATACCGCCTGTGGCGTTTGATTTTCCCCATCACGGCCTGATTCGTGTGTTTCTGGCTCATCCCTGCGCCATTTCAACGCCGGCCACCTCCTGAGCCGGAGCCCCCATCTTATCCATCTTATCAGCGTCAGCGCCTCGCCCAACGGCGGTGCCGGTCCCTCCCTGGACCGCCGCCCGCCGCTACGACCGCGGCCGCCTGGGACCGCTCGCCTCCTGCCGCCAGCGACGCCAAGCCGTCGCCACCGCCACCAGCAGACCCGTAGCCAAGCCCGCTACCCCGGCCGTCGCCGGCCAAGCAACGCTGACGGCACTGCCGGCGGCCGGGGCCGCCGCCTCAATAGTCGCCGCTGCCTGGTCCAGCCGCGCGGCGATGCGCTCGTCGATCACTACCTGTTGCCGTCCCGTCGGCTGGCCCGTCTGCGGATCGATCACCGGCACGCTACGGCACCCGCTGACGGCCAGCGCTACCAGCAGCCATAGCAGCACCACCAAGGCCACCCAGGCCAGCGCCAGCAGCCAGCCGCGTAGGCGTAATTCCGCCATCATCAGCACTCCACGCCCCCATTTTGTTGCCCAATTGAGTATGCGCATGCCAAACGCGAGATGTCGAGGGATAAAATCAAAAAATTTTCGTAAATTCTGGGCTGACCATCCAAGCACGCCACCGCCCATATCCCCTGCCGGCCATTACACTATCCGCCCCCCTGCATATTCATCCAACAACCTGCATAATTACCTAAGCGTGATTATCCCTTCGCCAGCAAGCACTTACGCACATCCCTGTGCGAATATCCGCCCAAATAGTGACTATTGCTTATACCACAACGACTTACGACATACATCAGCCCCGAAATCCTGCATAAACTGCATAAGACGCCCGGATCGGGTTGATATGGAAAAAAAGGAATATAGGGGGAGAAAAGTACCTACGGTACAATAGACTTACATGTCCCCCCTGCAAAAAATTGACACCTTAGCGAAAAATCATTAAAATAGGTTGGGTGGCTGGCCGGCGGGGGGTCTCGTCTTGATGCGCAACACGCTTACTCTAAGGCACTTACAAGCATCTTGCATTTTTTCCCGAAAAAAATCCCAAAACCCCTTGACCTACGCATAAATGCGTAGTATATTGTAATAGACGCTGGCAATGGGGCCAGCGGAAAATGAGCCGCCTCAGGCGGCGGGAGGTAATGATCATGGCGATGGGACTAACCGATGCAAAGAAGGCAAAAAAGCTCCTCGAATCCCTACCCGGCGTGGAATGGGCCGGGCTGGTCAGTGCCGACGGAAACGGTCTCGTCGGTAGTGGTCCTGACCAATATCTTGTTGAGGCCCGCTGGGCGGACGGCACTCGCATATTTGAGCGGTTGGGCAAGGTGTTAGAAGTAGTTGAATGGGAAAACGGTGGCCGCCAAGGCGTGCCTCCGTTCTGACATCCTAGCCCCACCCCCACGAGCCCCTCGTGGCTCGGTTCCACCCTAACCGGGGGTGGGGCGTTTTTCCCCGGTCGGATGGCGGCCCGACCGGTATATGGAACCGCCGCCAGCGGGAGGTAATTACGATGGCAATTCAAACAGACGACAAATGGATGAGGGCCGAGTGGAGCTCACGCCACACTGGCATGACTGCTTATATCGTAAGCGGTCTCGGCCTGCGGGGATTGGTTGAGGCAATTTGCACAAAGACGGGTGAAATGGATGAGGTCTATCTTGCCTGCTGGCATTCAAGGGGCGATGTTATCAATTCGCTCGGCGAGGGTGCGCCGAGCAAATTACTGAAGGCCAGCCGCTGGCCAGTCTATGAGTTCAAACCGCCAGAGGGGGAGACGATGTACCTGGAAGCTCCGACAGACGAGGAGCTCCTAGAGGCCTTCAAAGCCGCAAGTTGGGGGGATTATATTCTCAGGATCATGAATGATGATGAACCGGCGGGGGCGGACGATGAGTAACCTCCCCTCCGACGCCATTCGCCGCGCCGTGCTGGACGAACTGGCACGGCGCGGCTGGAGTAAATACCGCTTGGCCGAGGAGCTAGGCGGTGGTCGTCGTAACCACTCCCTGGTGTACCGTTGGCTCAGCGGCGGCCGGGGGGTGGACAGCGCCAACCTGGCCCGAGTGCTGGACGTACTCGGGCTATACATCGCCCCCAAGCGGGGTAGAAAGGAGAAGCAAATGATCACAGATATGAGTGCTGCCGAATCCTGGAAAAAAATAACACGCAGGGCGGCCGATGATATAATCCGGTATGGTCGCATGTTTTTCGACGCGGTACGCCCCGAGCGAGCCGTCCCCCTCGCGGAAGTCAAGGACGGCAACGGCCCACCGGAGGCCAACCCGAACCCGCGGGCGTGGGTTTGGGTTAAAGGGGGGAAAATTTATTGCGGCAGCCGCTCGACGACAACCGAGCGGCTCTGCAATGTCAGAGAGTTCACCGGCTGGGACGACATTCAATTCGTCCAACCGGGGGAGGCGAGCTATTATCGCATCGTCTCCCCAATGTATCCCTGGGATTGATTACCTCCCGCCATCAGGCGGTGCAGGTCGGTCGGCTGCGGTCGGCCGGCCTGTTTTTTTGTGATCATCTAGCTAGAGAGTATCTATCGCTAAATGAGCATAGACCTCCGTAGTCGTCACACTGGCATGTCCTAACATCTTGCTCAGCCGGTAGATGTCCCCGCCGCGCATGACGTACCATGAGGCGGCGGTGTGGCGCAGCAGGTGATAGCCGGTCCCCGTCCCTTTGTGATTGGCGGTGAACTTGGGGATCGCTTTGCGTAGGGGATTGATAAGGGCTTTCCATTGTTTTTCGCCCATCACGCCACCCCGCTCACCCGGGAAGACATATCCATTCGGCTGGCGAACGGCTTGCAGTCTGGCAGCGAGCCTGTAAGAGATCGGCACCACCCGGAACCGGCCGCTTTTGCTCTGGCGGACGGTAAGCATCCGCCGGCGGAGGTCTATATCTTCCCACCGCAAGTGTCGTAACTCATTGCTGCGTAAGCCCGTTTGCAGAGCCAGATACCACAACAGGACGGTCCCCTCGCGGATACCCACCCGGTAGATGGCATAGACTTCCGGCATTTCCAAGAACCGAGGCGGTAGCTTTTCCTTGCGTGGCAGCTTGATCCGCCGGCATGGGTTCTGCTTCAGGTGCCCTTCGGTGATCAAGTGCTCGCAGAACAGACTGATGGCGGCACGGTACCCGTGGACGGTTGACGATCGATGTTTCTCGGCCAAGGACAAAAGGTACTTCTGTAATTTAGGGGTGGTCAGGTCCTCCGGATACCTGGCTGGCAGGTCTCGAATGATGGCCTCACATCGCGCCTTGGTGTTGCGATAATGCTGGTGGCTGTGGACCGCCCGGCACGTATCCAGAAACGACTGTAACAACTCCTGTAACCGCGGACGAGGCGGCGGAGGGGTAGCGGCCACCTTGGCGGCTATTTTTTGGGCTCTGGCGAGGGCGACAGTCTTATGGGGCGTCTGGAGGGATTCGTAGCGCATGCAACCTGCGGCATCACGGTACTTTACCCACCAAAAACGGGTGCCTTTCCGTTTATAGATACACGGATTCATCGGTTACAGTTTTGGTGACAGTGGAAAAGTGACGTTTGTAACCCCTTGTGAATTATTACACCACCTAGGACTCGAACCTAGAACCCGCGGATTAAGAGTCCGCAAAGACATGTTTTGTAATCGCTGCTGAGATAACGAATTACAAGCGTTAACAACTGTCGCAGTTACAGTTACGTCGCTTTTTCGGTTACAGTGGCGAAACGTAAAAAACCCCAAAAAACCTAAAAACCCCCGACTGTAACCGGTTACAGTTAGGAGCCCTTTGTTCAGGGAGATTGGTCGCTAAAATTCAGGAGCGAAAGCCACCCCTATGGTAGTTGGCGCCGCAGAGCCCGAGAGCAGCTGACCCTTCGTCATCAACATAAAAGTTTTCTTGCGATCGTCGAACAAACCCAACGCCACACCGGGGGCTTTCCCTTGATATAAAGACAAGTTCCCCAATCGTCGCCTCGCAGCATCTTGAGCCGCGATGATCTGAGAAAACGATCCGATCTCTACTTTGACGGCATTGTCCCCCAGAGCCTCCGGCATCTTGCCTCGCACTAGGCACATGTTTTTGCCAATCGTGGCACTTTCTATAGTTCCGTAACGAGCGGCGTGAGACTGAGCGGGAGGATTGTTGCTATCGCTGTCATCACACTCGTGCAAAACAACCTTTTCGTCTGACCTTGGATCGTTGATACTTAAGTAGAATGATTGATTGTCACACCATTTGCCTTTAACGAATCCCTCAAAGCCGCCTGGCCCCCCGCCGAACGGTGAGTATTGCAAATCTTTACCATAAACATGAATTCTGGCGCCGGAAGAATCAACAGGCCTGTCGTTTGTCCCATAACTGATGTCAACGTCCGACAAGCTTGATCCGTAAATCTCCAAACGAGGCGAGCCTTCCAGTTGCACCCTCCAAGGCGAAAATGAAGAAGGAAACTCGCCACCATAAATAAACACTGAAGCATCATTGTAGGCGGAAAGAGTCCATACTTTGCCGCTATCAACCTCCACACTCGACCAATCAAATACACTTAGCATCCCGACGGATGCCCCGTTAACCACTCCATCGCTTCCCGAAAAGATGGTACACATACCTACACCACCGCCGCGCAAGGTGATCCGGGAGCCCTGCCAGCAGTTAAGCGTAAATATGCTTCCTCCGTTCATAATCAATTCCGCACCATTCTGTACCTCACAGTCAACATGAACAGTCCCGCCGTTCATCGTTACAACCGTATTACGGCCTGTAATAGTCAACAGGTCGTAGCTTTCCCCATCTTCAATCGTTGTTGAGTAATCAATCGTTCTTTGGGTTGCTTGGCCACAGGCCACCACAGCCATAACCAGCAGGCTCACCAACACTCCTTGATGTTTCATCATGGGAAAACCCTCCGAAAAAAAACGAGAAACTTTCATCTTGACGTTCGGCCCTTGTTAGGATATGTTTATTCTATCCGGGCAGAACCGACTGAGGCCCGCAGGGGGCATGTCAAACCGCAGCCCGGGAGTCCCAAGTTCAGTCATTCCGAAGGTGACGATCATGCGCCGCGAGAGAATCCATTTGGTCGAAATTCCCCTCATTTCCTACGTGGACTGTTTCAACCCCTCCGCCAAACTTGCCCAAAGCCCCAACGTATCCTATATTGCCAAGAAAACAAACGAGCCCATCATGTGCCCTACGGCGCCGGAACGCGAACCGGCAGCCGAGCAGCGGGACCAGTGGCGGATGCCGGATTCTCATATCGAGCGTCGCCTGGCCCTGCGGGCCTTGGTGCGGCGAGCAAAAAGCCTGACGGCCGAGCAAATTCTGGCTCTGGTCCGCTCCCTGGACCGCCGGCGATATTAACCGCCGCTGGCCGTGGGTATTTTCTCCGCCTTTTTCGATTTGTGAGGATCGGTCCTCTTTTGCTTCTTGCGAGGCCGGATAGGTTCGTGGCCGGTGTCGATCAATTCCTTGTCGGCATCGGCGAGCACTGCCTCTGCCCAGGCCTCCGGGTCCCTCTCGGCTAAGTCCTGCTTCTGTCGGTGCGTAAAACGACCGTTACAGGCACCGTATTCCCGCAAAATCTTATCAACTTCTTCAAAGTCACGATTCAACAGGTACCAAACGGCTGCATTTACCACCCCAGTCTTGTTCCGCACTGTACGGCGGCAGAATTCTTGGATGGCCTCGCTTAAATGGCTCGGGAACCTGATACTTATTGGCACTTCGGTTGTAGTCATAACTTACATTCTACCCTGCAATTATAATAGACAATAAAAAAGCATGTAAAATACTTGATTTTTCGCTTGCCATACGGGACTACTTATGCTACACTTGCATACGAAAGGAAGTGATGAGTATGCCGATAGTCACCTTCACATGCGACGATGAGCTAAAAGCCAGGTTGGAGCGAGAGGCGAAAAACGAGCGACGTAGCCTCAGTAAACAGGTGGAGTACATCATCCATCTCTTTTTTTCAGGACTTCGTAGCACATATGCTAATAGTGCTACCGGTGTTCCGTCCGTGAGTTCCGGCCAAGAAGAAGGGCATCCGTCCCCAACAGAGGAATTATAGCACATGGTCGGCCCAGGTGCAAATACGGTTTGTGATGAGCGCGTGACGACGCGCGAGGTCGCCACGGCGTTCGGCTGGTCGGTCAAGCACGCTCGCCAGCGGGTGATGGTCGATTGGCCCCGGAAGTACGGGACCGGTTTCCGCCAGGACGGCCCGCGAGGTCGAGTGACGATCAGCCGGGCCGACTTCGAGCGGATTCTGCGGGAGACGACGGCATGACGGGCGGTTACGGCACGCACGAGGTTCTGCCGCTGTTTGCTGAGCGGCTGCCGCACAACCGCACGGCCACGAGCAGGGCGGCTGCCGAGGGGGCCCGGCCCTACGCCGGGCGGCAGGCGCAACAAGTGCTGGCCGCGGTCCGCAACGAGCCGGGAGGGCTGACGAGAGAGGAAATCGCCGAGCGGACGGGGATTCGCCTGGCGGCGGTCTGTGCCCGCGTAAACGCCCTGGTCCGGGCGGGCTTGGCCGTTGAGAACGGGACGCGTACCACCAGCGGCGGCAGGCAGGCCAAGGTGGTACTGGCGGCAGCGAGGTAAAGCATGAACCAGCAGCCTTCAGAATCGAATAACTCGCCAATGGCGGGGGGTTTGGCGCAGAAACGGAGAAAAAAGGTATCTCGGGTCGATATGAACCGCCACCCGGCCGTAATAGCTTATCTTAGGCGGGTTCCGATCTCATATCGGGGGGTGTATCGGAAGGCGTACGGCGGCAACAGCCTGGCCGCGGCCATAAAGGCCATGTGCCTCGACTGCACGAATAATCAGCGTCAGGAAGTGAGATTCTGCCAGTGCTATGCCTGCCCGCTGTATCCGTATCGGCCCTATCAGAACGAAAAGGGAGGTACGAACGATGACTGAGCGGCAGCTTCAGGCGATGAACCTGGCCTACGCCGTGATCCGGAGAATGATTTCGCCCGGGGAGGGCTATGCGGCGATGGTCAGGCTGTACCGCGACCTTCGGTCCGGGCGTGAAACTCGCCAAGCCCGGCAGGGCGGCGCCGTAAATAGCCCTGTTCGCCCGGACCTTTTTTCTTCCGCCGTACCTCCTTCTGCGCGGGGCCGGGTTGACCCTCCGAGCCCGGCCCCCTTGGTAATCATCGGCCAGGGCGCGTATGCCCGGCGGATTTACGGCCGATCGGAAAACGGCCGCGTTCATTTTACGACGGACGGGTCCGGTCCGGCAGCCGGCGGCGGAGCCGAGGCGCCGGACGGGCCTGTCCCTGGGCTTGGGAGGTGATAGAGATGTTCGGACAAGGAGACCCCTATCTACCTGACGGACTGACCCAGATCGACATTGATAAGGCGGCAGGCGACGAAGAGCCGGAAACTCGCTGGTGTTGGTGTTGTGACGACAACCGGCCATACGACGAGGGCGAATTCGCCCGACATCCGTGGTACGAATGTGATATTTGCCATCGGGATGTGTGCGGCGAGTGTGCCCGACGGTGTGCCGCCTATGGTTGCGAGGCCATGATATGTACCGAATGTTCAGACGATGGGGCATCGCCATTCTGTGAGTTGCATCGGTTGGCCTTGAAACTGCGAGAACAAGACGAGACGTTGACCTTCCCCGAAGCGGAAGCAAAGGCCGAAGAAATTTTCCTTTCGCGGGCTGCGGATGCCGCGCCGCGGCCCGTTATCTCCCGGTCGTGACGGGCGGGGCGGTCCCGCCCGTTGCGGCTTTTTATCAACGCGGCAGTCAGGGAGATTTGAGACATGGATACGACATCGGAGGCGCTAAGGCGGAAGATGGCGGCGGCAATGGCGATCGATGCGATGGAGATCATCGCCAGCGAGACCACTCCGGAACATGCCTTATTGGCGGTAGTCTCGGCCTGGTGGCAGCATAACCAGCCGGAAGGGGACGATAGCCCGTGGACCGCCGAGGCCAAGCGTCAGCGGCGCGAGGTGTGCCAGCGTATCCGCGAGGCCTTCAGCAAGGGGGTGGCGGTATGAGCCGGTTCTACACCCGAAAAGGCGAGGTGGTCTCTCAGGTCGAATGCTCGACCAAACCGGGCAAATTCCGGGCTCCGACCATTACCGATGCCCGCAAACACGGCTGGCTGCCCTCGGTGACCACTATTACCGCCTACGGCCAGCGGGCGAACCTGGAACGCTGGAAAATCCGCCAGGCCCTCTTGTATGCCTCAATCCACCCGAAAGGCGACTTAACCGACGATGAATACTTGGCCGAGCATTACGACGCCTACGAGCAGTCCTTGACGGGGGCGCGAGACCTGGGCAGTGCCATCCACCGGGGAATTGAGATTTACCTGACCACCGGGGAACTGGTCGAGCAGACAGACGGCTACCATATCCTCGACTGCGTGGAGGCGTTCCGCGATTGGATGCTGAAATCGCCGTTGCGGGTATGGGAGGCTGAAAAGGTCGTCACCGGCGAGCGGTACGCCGGGCGGACGGACATTCTCGGAAGATGGGACGACCTTCCGGCGGTGCTGGACATCAAGACGCAAGAGAGCAAGTCGGGCCGCAAAATGCACGCTTGGGACGAATACGGGATGCAACTGGCCGCTTACGGTATGGCGTGGGCGGGAGAGTCCTGCGCGTGCTTTCTGGCGAACGTCTTGGTCTCCACGAGCGAGCCGGGCCGGATCGAACTCATCGACTGGACGGACCGCAAGGGCGAGATGTGGGCCAGATTCGAGGCACGGCTGCAGACATGGATATTGGATCATCGCTATGATCCAGCAGAATGGGAGGTAATGAAAGATGCCAGTTAGAATCCACGGAAAAGAATACGCCACCGTTGCCGAGCGATTAAGCAAGTTTCGCAAGGACCACCCCGATTGGAGTTTGCTGACCGAGGTAGTGACGCTGGAGCCAGATCATTGTTGCTTGCGGGCC